ATAAAAAAAGTCCCTGAATGATTTCAGGGACTTGATGTAGATCAACCTATTTACTGAGACTATTAATAACTTCGGCAGTGGCTCAGGCTTTGACAACGAATACACTATTTGCCCAGAAGTTACTAGGAAAATAGGTTGAGGCCCTGAAAAAATGTTAAAGGCAGGATTTCTACCTAAGTAATCACCCTAGAAAAGGGCGGGTTATGAATGATGCGTTTTTACCACACTGTTTTTGACGAAAAGGTGAGAGGCGATACTTTGTCAAGAAGGCGAGCACAGGAAGGAGGTGAATTTGGGAGGGCCGGAAGGAAGGGAATGTGCGCTTTCAGTGAAATCAGAACCCATGAATTGGTCTCAGTGACCTCGGTCTGTAAGCTTTAGGCCTCTTGGCAGTGTCGCCTTCATTCGCGGTGAGGACGTCACCTTAAAGCGGTACAAGCCGCCCTGAAGTACGTTGCTGAGTGACCGTCCGCAGCAGATGGGGTGAAATCATGGTAAAACCGTCGCATCACACTTGGGAAGGCAAACACCGACTTGTCGGTTGGGTAATCCTGTGACTTGTCTAGGTTCCGTGCTTGATTCCATGGCATTTGAAGAAGACAAGCAGGCGGCGAAGGATACGCTGCTCGCGCCGACAGACAAGCGCGTGGACATGTACCGCAACTGTCTGATTGAGTTGAAGGCGGCTCTGACAAACGAGCAATGGAATCCGAATCCGTACGAGATCAGGCTGACAGTGCCGGCGCCGGGCGAACTCGACTTCCTTGAGGAGCGCGAGGCGTTTCGTCGTGCACAGTTCGCGGCCTTCCTGCACATCCTTCACACGGACGACATGGGACTCTGGTTCAAGTTTCCCGAGCTTCTCCTGGCGAAGATCCGTTGCGGGGATGAGGCGCATCCCCCTGATCCGACGTTCGTTTCCCGCGTCATGTATCTGGAGGCGGCGCTCCTGCTCAATGAGCGTTGCTACGACGAAGAGTGGAAGGCCCGCATTGCGGAGTACTTTGAATGCCGCTGGCCGGAGTACAGGGGCGAGCGAGTCAATCAGGCCCTGATCGACCGATGGATGGATGGATGGATGGACTGGCTCGCCCGCCCGCTCTTGCTGAGGCCGCACGCGCCGTGACGGTTTGAAATGAACAAGGCGCTCACTTGCGTGAGGGTTGCTGTTTGATGCAGAGCTTCTCGCTCCGACCCCTGCGGCGTACGTTTGTCCGATTTCGGCAACTGCTCTTCAAACTCTAACTGAAGAGGAGCGTCTCTGGGTTGGAGTCTCGAATCCTGCATTTCTCTTCATCCTGGTTGCCTCTTCCTCAAGAGACAACTCGTCCCTGTGCGCCTTTCCGTCAGCATGCCCCGTAATCCAGAGACGTGCTGCAACACTTCTACATCAGAGAATCGTGACCCAATCCCAGCACTTCCAAAAACGGCGGATGAGGACGGAAGCGGATGTCAGATGAGAATAGGAAGCGAGGAGACCTTAGGGCCGGGGCATCTCCACATGGCGTGTTGCGGTTTGGTATCAGTGGAACCCCTTGGATCGGGACAATCATTCGCGCATGTCTTTGTCGGCTGTTCGGTACGTAGTCTGATTTGTCGTGGCAGAGTAAGTGGAAAAGAACTTGTCGTGATTAGTGTTCGGGATTGTCGAGATTGAGAGTCTGGGGCGGTAGGCTTGAAGGTCGGGGGCTTTGATGGTGTGGGGACTGGGTGAATTAACTCCCATGCCTGTGAATCGAAGAAGTCGAGAACGGCTCAGATCCAAAAGCTTCCTGATCACATGGCTTGACTGTCAGGGATCTTACCGATGTGGATGGATTTGGATCAAGTGCGAAAACATCTCATTCACGGTAAAATGCCAAATTTGAATCGATTTCTTTCAGGGGCTCGCCTGATAACCGCAAAAGAACAGGGTGGTCGATGACCGAACAATACAACTTCAACGTCGATGAAAACGGCGAGGATGCGCTTCTGTACTTTCTCAAGCATGGCATGAAGAAGGAGTTCGATGAGGCTCTTGCCGCCGGGCATGATCCTTTCGTCCCGTCGCCGTACGGACAGTGTTGCGCCGGCCTTGCCGGAGGGACTGGATTCCTCGAATTCGAGAGGTTTGAATCCTTGGACTGGGCGTTTGATGAAACAGAAACCATCAAGACTGCCGTATACCCGACACCTCAGTTTCTGAGGCACGCTTCCGAGAGTCGTCTTGCATACACGCTCCCCTATTTGTCGGGAGTCCACCGTGCTGCGGCAATGGGTAACTGCGATGAAATCGAACGCCTGAAGGATCACGTCAATGAACGTGATGCCTTCGGCTATCTGCCTCTGATCTACGCGGTCGGTTGTTGCAAGCGGGAAGCCGCGGCCCTGTTGGGCAAGATAGGCGGTCACCAGGACGCGCGCCAGGGAAGTCTGCTCCTGAAGCCTTACGACGTTGTGTCGGGAGGTCGATACAGCCTTCCTATTTCCCTTCAATATCTTTGGCCGTCCCTCAAGACCGTCCGGCCGGAGGATTCTCCCGCCAGAAACGCAGTTACCATCCACCAGGCGGCGGCCAAGGGGGATGTCGAGTTGGTCAGAACGTTGCTCGATCTTGGCGTCCCCGTGGACATCCGAAGCTACAACGGCAGCACGCCCTTGCTGTGTGCAGTCAAATACGGCAGAGATGAGGCCTGCCGGATTCTCACGGAGGCGGGGGCTGATCTTGATGCCGTCAACTATCTTGGTGAGTCTCCCAGATCATTGGTCGATCGGTTCAGGCGAGAACGGGCTTCCGTTCCCATTTTCCAGGGCCAACATTCGCTTTCGACGAGGTTCCGACTTCTCAACGAAATCGGACTGATCTTTCTCGAGTACGCACTGCAGTTGCTGCCTGATTCGGGCGAAGACTCATCTCCTGAAGCGAGCGAGTTGAAGTCTGCGACTCCCGCTCCTGCCATCCCTGCAACCGTGCAGAAGGGGGGCGCTTCTTCAGAAGAGCACTCTAGCGATGAGAAGGCTGTCGCCCTGAAGGGCGTTGAGTCGAGTGATGAGGGTCGCACTACTGTTGTCGAGCTGACGGATGCGGTTCAGAATGACGAACCGACAAGTCCAGGCCAGTCTGCGGAGGAGAGTCAGCCCGCGGACTCAGGCTCGAGCGTACTCGTGGACCAGATCGTCTCCCTTGTTGTGGAAGGTGCCGCCATCGGCAATCTGCAGCAGGTAATTCATGCCTATTACCTCTTATCTGAGGAAGATCGCTCGAGGATCCCGAAACATCTGGCTGAAGAGGCACTGTCTCTCTCGACACTCAGGGAAATGCTCAGGACGGGGGCCTGGCTTTATCTCAAGGTTGGTCTGCCGGTCGCTCGCATCGACAACTGGGTTGCCGAAAATTCGCCGCTGAATCCCGAGAAGATTATTTCTGAAGGGGATCCGATTCTCATACTTGCATGGATCAAGGAGCATGGCATTTCCGGTGATAATGGCGTCATGTTTGATCTGGCTTGCCAGAGAGAGGATGCACCGGCTGTAGAACTTCTCCTTGCTTTGGGAACTGTCGGAATATGCGGGGGGCTCGGAATAATCGGTGATCAGGTCGGTCAGGAGCTCAAAAGAAGAGCTGACTCCATTGCGCGCCGGCCTGATCTTGTCGACGATGACCTGCTGTTCGCTGTTACGACCGGTAACAACGAGTTCTTAATTGATGCCTTCGAGGCAGGTCTTGATCTTGGAGCGAAGACCAAGCACGGTCTTGATCTTCACGAGGTTGCGAAGAGCTTCGATCTTCCGGAGCTCGCGTCAATGCTTGTCATGCTCGAAAGCGGTGCGAATTCGGACGATGTGCGTGATGCGTTCATTCGTGAACAGTCGTTTGGTTATGTCGAAGGTTCGTGCCATGATTGGTTGAAGGTTTCCTCTGTTGCAACAGGCGGATCCGAGTCTGCTGAAATCTCTGATGAGGAGTATGTAGAAGATGAGGAAACCAACTTCATTCCTCTTGGAGCAGGTAACGGCGATGATGAGCCGGATGTTGGCTCGGGGAAGCAGGTTGCCCGCTCCACAGTCTCTGATGACGAAGATGGTGCCAACGTCGTTGCTCACGTCTCCGAGAACAATGGCTCCGCGAGCACTGGACTGCTGCCTACCATCATGACGGATGATGACGATGAAGAGGAGATGTCCGACTGCTCCATTCCTCTTGGGGCGGGAAGCGTCCATGGCAGTCATGCCGAAGCTTCGCAAAGGCAGGCCGTTGATCCGGCACCCGACACAGGGAGTCTCTGCGGCCTGTTCCTGCCGTCCGCCTCCGCCGGTGACGACGAACTGCCGGCCGTGGTTCCGGTTATGTCGACGGGGCGAGCCGAGGTTGCGGAAGGGACCTCTGAGGCTGCTGTGGATGGCCGCGACATGCTTGATCGGATTCTTGTCGCACCCATGCGACCGCGGGTCGAGAAGGAGGTCTGTGACGCACTGGCTTCAGTATTTGCACCGCCCTTCATTGTCGACGTCTTCCTGAAGGCCCAGTCCTGCAGGGATGACGATGAGCTCCGTGCACTCGTCAATGGTGATGACGTCACGCTAGAACTTTTCTGGGCCATGAAGCTCTACGCAGAAGCCAAGGCTGCGACACTGGCGGCTAGGAACTAATGCTTAAACAAACGATTGCAAGATTACTGAAATGGAAATGTCAACTCTCAGGCTCCCGCCTGATCCCGGCTCTCTGTCCGAGTCTCTTCGCGGCATGGGCTATACCCTTCCCACTGCCGTGTCCGACATCATCGACAACAGTATTTCGGCAGAAGCGAAGACGATCAGCATCAGCATGATCAAGGCAGACGAGGAGGTCGAGGCAAGTCTGAAGATTCTCGACGACGGCATTGGAATGACTCGCGACGAACTGGTTCATGCAATGGTGCTTGGTGCCGTCTCACCGCTCGTCAAGCGAAGCAGGAACGACCTCGGTCGCTTTGGTCTCGGCTTGAAGACCGCATCCTTCTCACAGTGCCGGCGACTTACGGTTGTCTCGAAAAGAAACGGCGAGGTTTCGTCATTCAGCTGGGATCTTGACTTTCTGGCGAAGGCACGGGAGTGGTCCCTGATTGAAAACGATCCGGGGGAACTTGCGTCCGAAATCAAGGGTGAAAGCGGCACGCTCGTCGTATGGGACAAGATCGACCGCGTTTTCGCAATGCAGAAGAACGCTCCGGTCGGAGACTGGACTGCTGCCCGCGACAGGCTCAAGCAGCACCTGAGGCTTACCTTCCATCGTTTTCTTGACGACGGTGACATCGTCATCAAGCTCGACGGAACCGTGATCAAGGGATGGGATCCGTTCTTCTCGATGCATCCCGGCAAACCCGTCGACTGTCCCGAGGTGACTTGGCCGATCGGTGATCCGCATCCCAAAGCCAGACTCCAAGCGTTCGTCATTCCGCCGGAGCCCGGCCGCGGCAAGTCGGCAAGTCTCTTCGGACATGATGACGCCCTCAACCTGCAGGGGTTCTTCATCTATCGAGGCAAGCGCCTGATTACCTACGGGGGTTGGCTCGGCCTCAAGGATCTCAGGAGGGACGCCGCCTTCAGATTGGCAAGAATTCGTCTTGATTTTGAAAACGACGGAGATGCTGAATGGCGAGTAGACATCAGGAAGTGCACGGCCAGACCGCCTTCGGAAATGAAGAGCTGGCTGAAGCAGTATGCCGTCAATGCCCGCACCATATCCGAGCGCGCGCTCGAGAAGTCGGGGCAGACAACAGGGACTGAGACGGTTCGGAGCAGTCTCTGGAAGAAGCAGGGGAGGGGGCTACCCGTCCTTCCCGACGGCGGCAACCCGATCATGCAGGCCATGACCGACATTCTCAGGCTTGGCAGGATGACGCCCGAGGTATTCACGGGGTGCATGGAAATGCTCGCCCTTGCGCATCCCGCATCGCTTAATTCGGGGCAGAGCTGTCTGCCTACGGAGGATTCCAGGCTCGGTGTCAAAGAGGTTTGGAAAGTCCTGGAAGCGGACTACGGACACGATCAGGCAGTTGACATTCTAAAGAGCACGCCGCCGTTTTCCTATTGGAGCAACCTCATTGACGAGGTCGCCGGAGATTTCTAATGATTACCAAATTCAACGCTGGAAACATCAGCCCCTTTTGTGAGGGCTTTCTGAACAACATCTACGACGGTGCGCAGCGGATGATCGAGGATCGTCTGAATCATCCTGAACATGGCGAGATGGATGCCAGGTTCGTCAAGGAGGCCGTTGAGAGCTCGTGGGCGGCTGAAATGTCGAGTCAGTACGCTCCCCTTCTTCTGAGCATGTTGCAGTCGGGACAGATTCCTGCTGAGCAGGTCGAAAACTTTCACCTCGCCAAGAAGCGCATCATGTCTTCGCTCTTCGGCTTCATCAGGACGAACGAGCTTGCCCCCGTTGTACAAGTGGTGAACGGCGAGGAGTTCGACAACACGCTTCCCGTTTGTGACGGTTACTACTGGACTCTTCAGAAACGCAATCTCGAACGCAAGTACCAGGCACCCGTGGTGGCGTCCATCGACAGACAGAGCTCGCGCGTACTCAAGCACATCCTGATGCCGGAGGGCAAGAACGAATTCAGAAAGATGGGACTCGTGCTTGGGCAGGTGCAGAGCGGAAAGACCGCGAATTATTCGGCACTCATCGCGAAGGCCTTCGACTTCGGCTACAAGCTGATCATAGTTCTTTCGGGCATCCACAACGATCTGCGCAGGCAGACGCAGGAGCGCCTGGACGAGGAAATTCTGGGCTATCACGAATACAAGGAAGCTCTTCAAAACCCCCATCTTTGAGCGATGGGGGAAGCAGTTTTGTTTAAATTGAGGACTCCAGACCAGACGCTGAAAAGCGTCGATAGTTCCCATGAACGTTAGGCGTTCGATTTTTCCGAATGTTGATGAAATAACTCGATATTTGCCTGCAAATTAGGCAAATCCCATCTTCAAGAGTCAGTTCGCCCCTATGGCGCTCGAGACGAAGCGCGAACCAGAGTCTCAGGGTTGATCAGCAAGGCAGCTTTGGCGGAGCACACCATTTGCGCAAGCGGTAGCAGTTGTATAGTGCAAACAACGTTTGCGCTCGACTGTGATTTTTCGCCAATCCGCGATAACGAACCTTGGCATAGCCATAAATCCTCTTCAGCCAGAGGAAGCTCCACTCAATCGAGCATCGCACCGATGCTTTCGCGTGTTCCAATTGCCTTTTTACGTTCACGCATTCGACGAGCGCTTGACCAAGTTCGCCTCCAAAGTTCTCACTGATTGACAATTCCTTCTTCCATGCACTCGGCTTGGCTGCGATGTACCAGGACACATCCTTGAAAGGAATCTCCTGAATTTCAGCGCGCTTGGCGCAACCGATGTAGCCGGAATCAAGGAAGACCATCTTCTCAAGGCCCTTCAGAAGGTCGCCCAGATGAGTAATGTCATGTTCGTTAGCCGGTGCGGCGACCGTGCCGTAGATGATCCCCGATTCAGAACACGCGGCAATATGCTCCTTCATCCCGAAATGCCAGGTGTTGGCCTTCTTGCCTGAAGCCATCTCAGGATCTCGGGCGTGAGCCTTGTTCTTGGTTGACGACGGCGCTTCGATAAAAGTGCCGTCAGCGGCAACCATTTCAAAAGAACAAGCTCCGGCCTCTACGGCCAGATTTACCGTGCGCTCGAGGAATTTTTGAGCCAACCCATATTGGTCAATGAAATGCCTGAAGCGCAGTATCGTCGAGTCTGAGATGAACAGACGTGTGCTGGACACGCGGCAGAAGCTGCGAGCCACCATGTCGCTCGCCAAATATGACTCCATCTCCGGATCAGACAGATTGAGAGAGACCTGAAGCAGGTGAACACGAACCATCGTTTCAAGGCGTGTATACGGCCTTCCTTGTTGAACCGTCTCGCCAGCTTTGATGTGGTAGTGCGGCAGGCATAGTTGGATCAATTCGTTGATTACGTCATCTGTCAAGCGATCCATGGCATTCACGCGACGATCAGCATGAGTCCGACGAATCTGAAGGAATTTTTCAGCCTCAATGTCAGCAAAGCTCAATTGGCCATTGAACAGCTCTTCCATAGAACACCTAGATTGTGAACGGCATCGTGTTAGTATTTTACTATTGCATTGGCAAAAAAAACAGCACATTCTGGCGTCGTTAAGAAAAGCCGAACAGAACATTTTTGTTCCATCCGGCTTGGCACGGGGGTTTTTGAAGAGCTTCCCTAAATGTTCGTCTAACGAAGTTTTTATAGGCGCCATCCTCAAACCGTTGGGGCGGAATGATTACAAGGCAATTTCGACCCATTTTGACGCCACCCCTTCGTCTAAGTTTTCGGCCAAATTCGTCTACAGCTTCGTCACTGACTGACGATCTTTGTCAGAGCGTCCTTGTCTATCGCAGTCCGCTCAGAAAGGTCGACACCTCGTCGAACCAGCTCTGCGCCTCGCTCGACAAGGTCTGCGCATCGGGCAAGCTGCTCTCTTTCAGCGCCGCAGGAACCTGCGGTGACTGCGGACAGTCGACTGCGGGCCGCGACGGCCTCACGGCGCACCCTGTCAAGGTCGCCAGACAAGTCACTAGCGCGAGCCAGTGCGGCATCGCGCACCTCCCACGCTTCAACCAGGCTCTGTGCATAGGTTCTCTCCTTCTCACGATACTTGGCCTCAAGGGCCTGCGCACGAGTGGCGTAGTCCTCGCGCAGTTCAGCGATGTCCTGCCCGTACAGGGCGGCGGCATACTGGTAGCCGCCGACAAAAAAGGCGGCACTCGCTACAAGTACCGCCACTCCTTTCATAAGTTGAATGCTCATTTCAAGGCATCCTTCCAAGCCTTTACCGTTTTAGCAAGCCCCCACGCGATAGCTACGCCACCAATTCCAAAGAACACGGCGTAAGTCCCAATCGCCTGCCACGTCAAATTCTCGACCATCATCAACTCCCCAAGCCGCAAAGCGACGATCAAGTTTGATAAAATACTCTCCATAGACACCTATTCCAATTGGTCTATATATCCGAAGCCGTTCAGTCCCGACAACTGAGCGGCTTTTCCTTTATTACGCTCATTTCAGCGCGTCCACGATTTGAACGATGTAGTAGATCAGGGTTACCAACCCTGCAAAAAACACCGCAGATCCGATTACGCCCCTCACTACGCCTTGCCAAAACGCCTGCTTTTCTCTCACTTCCATAACCTGCTCTTCAATCGTCATATAATTTCCTTTGTTCCATAGTTCTCTGTATGCAACCCAGAAAACGCTCGAAGCCGATCAGTCGCCACAACTGACCGGCTTTTCCTTTTTCTCTACTAGTACACCTTATATCGCCAGGGCACCCTCGCCTAAGAAAAGCCTGGCTTCGGACTGGCGACGACGGGTCAAGCCGGGAAGCCGAACGCCGTTCGCTTTGTCGATGTCAAGGAACTCGTGGGCGGCCGCCTCGATGTCGCCGGCATTGAGCGCTCGCATCAACTTCGGGCACTTGTGCACGACGTAGCTCACGCCAACATTGAACGCGAGCGACATGAGCGCAACGAACTGTCCTTCGGTCACGTGCACGTTGATGAACTTCGCCAAGTCAAACTGCACAGCTCGAAGATCTGCGTAGAGCAGCTCACGGCTCTGCTCGTACGTGATCTCATCGTGCTCAGTCACGTCCTTTGTGTGGCCGACGCCGATCGTCCAGATACCGGCAGGGCACTTGTACGCAGTCAGCTTGCAGCCCTCCCACGCCTCAATGAAGTCCATCGCGGACTCCACCGAATACTCTCCAAAATTCTTCATTTCAAATCCTCCTTCGTCACACCGAGCCTCTTCCGCACAACCACCTCAATCAGCTTGAGGAGTTGCGTACCTCCCCATCCAGCCATGCCGGAGAGGGCACCGCACAGCCCATGAGGGAAGCCCTCGTAAACCATCACCTCGTAGCAAATTGCGCCGCAGGCTGCGGAGATCAAACCGTTGAGAAAAAAGTCCCTCCATGTGAACGGTCTTCCCTCCTGGACCATTGCGAGGTACTTCAGCAGGCCGCACAAGCCGGCGAAACCCGTCGACGCCGCCATAGCCTGCAATTCGTTTATCACTTCCTTTTCGGGCATTCTCACCTCCACCAGTAAGTCGCTACGCAAACGCCTGCGCAGACAATGACGGGAAAGAGAAGATCAAGCTTCGCGTCCAAGGACCACTTGCGACCATCGAATCCGCTCCACCACGGCGGCGTGCCTGCCTTTCTCTCGGTCTGCGCTACCTCTCTGCCAAAGTAGAAGCCCACAGCAAAGAGACCGCCCATTACGACCGCAGATAAAAGATCAGCCCCGAGGGCAGTTGCCATCAGGGCCGTCATCATCTGAGCCAGCAAAGCTAAGCCGGCATGAGCAAAATTACTTTCATTCATGGCAGACCTCCTCGAGCACAGGCCATTCAACCGTGAAAGGGAAGCCCTTCTGAACCGTGATATCGCGCAGTGCCTGACGGTACTTCTTGACCGCTTCAAGGCTCTTTGCCGTGATCGGATAGTCAGGCATCAGGAGGTAGTCCGTCTCAGAAAGCAGCTCATCACGCTTCAGACGAACCTCGGCCTCAGCCGCCTCCCGCTTCTCCTTCTCAGTCGGCTCAGGAATCTTCTCGACGTACCAACTTAGATCATCACCACGCGCCACGCGGTAGCCCTCTTCTTCGCCGAGGGTGCGAATCAAATTTCGAAGCTCGATGTCGTGGGTCGTCATCGAGTCGTGCGGGACCGACAGGCCGATGCACTCCGCAGCGCACGTCGGCTTCTTTTCCGTCGTCCACTTGCCATCGAGGCGCTTATAAAACACGGAGCCGTCGGGTTCACCCGTCCACGGGCAGACGTCAGTAGAGCTGGGGGCTTCGAGCCAGTCGCCGAAGTCATCGAGCATCCACACCGTCTCACCGAGGTAGTACCCGGCGGCGTCCCACTCATAAGCAGTTTTAAGGTTTGTATCACTCATGGCTTTAACCTCAAAAAAAATTGCGGCTCTCACTCCGCAAGAAAAGAGATATGTCGTGACAGATAGTCACGGTTTGACTTTGCGCGTACATCCGTCCGGCACTAAGTCCTGGTGCCTGCGGATTTGCCACAAAGGCCGCGTCACCGATGTGACTCTTGGCCGGTGGCCGGAGATGGGTTTGAAGCAAGCGAGGCAAACGGCCCGTCAAAAGCGCAAGTCGCTCGGGCTGGATGACGCGCCGTTGGGCTATGTCTTTAGAGACGCCTACCGCCTGTGGTGTGACTTGAAGAAAGACCGGATCGTGTCGTACCGCGACGAAAAGCGAATGCTCGAACGTCATCTTCTGCCGTCGATCGGATCAAGGCAGTTGGACGAGATCACGGCTCCGCTCGTCATCCACGTGCTGAGGCCCGTACAGCAGTCGGGCAAGCAGGTGACACTCAAGCGCCTCGTCATGCGATGCCGCGAGATACTTGACCTTGCCGTATGCGCCGGATACATCCAGCACAACCCGATCGACAGACTGAATCGGATCTATGCATCGCCGACCGTTACGCCAATGCCATCCATTCCTTGGCAAGAGCTTGATCAAGCGATGAGCGTCATCTCCTACGCTCCAAGAAAGATTCAAATCGTCTTTCTCCTATCGCTGTGCTCGATGCTCAGACCGTGCGAGGTCGCAAAGCTTCGTTGGGACTGGATCGACGAAGACGTGCTTGTCATTCCGCCCGAAGAAATGAAAAAGAGGCGAGCGCATCGAGTGCCACTCACCTCTCAAATCCAAATGCTTCTTCATGAAGCCAAACAAATTTCCAAGCATCCGCGATCAGGGTTTATGTTCCCAGGTCGGGAAGGCTCCAAGCCCATGTCGTCTCAGACGCTTTCCAAGTACCTGCACACTACCGAGTTGCGTGGACGGCTCGTAGCCCACGGCCTTCGCTCAATCGCCCGCGGTTGGCTGGCGGATCACGATATGCCGTATGAGGCTTCCGAAGCTTGTCTTGCTCACCTGACGGGAAGTGCAGTCTCACGTGCGTACCAACGATCAGATTTCCTCGACGCAAGACGGGAGATCATGGCGCAGTGGAACGCGTACGTTTTTGACTGTGCCGTCAAAGCCGGCATCGTGCTTCAAACCACTTGATTTTCACTGAAAAGGCATTTGATTTACCTCCATTTTTGACTGTGCTCGGCTCAGTGTGCCAACCGGCACGAGCCGCGGCATCAGTCGAATGTTTTTCACCGCCCGGGCCTGACCGAACATAAGCGGTTCTTTCGTCGCAGTGTTCACGGGAAACGAAGTGTCTGGCGCGTTCTCTAGCGGTGGCACTGGCCGATCAAAGAACGGAACGGACTGGGACGGTCAGAAGATCAACTTCTCGGCGTCCTCGTCTTCTGGCATCTACGGCAAGTCAAGTAGCGTTCAACCTACCTCGATCCGTTGCTTGGCAATCATCAAAACTTGATGATCGCAAGCGCCCGGAGAGACGGCGGCTGTACTGTCGATGACCCACCGTAGAGTGCAGAGCACCGAGAGGCATTGAAGCTACGAAGGTCTTCATAGTCGCCTTCGTTAGACAAGCCGCCATCAATCCGACCTTTCCCGTCGTTCGCGAAAGCCCCCGAGTTCTTGGTTCGCTTGTCAGGCGAGCCTTGCGCGCGAAATTGGCCCGTGATGTTCGGTAACCCCGCTTCGACCGTTTCGCCGACCTCAGAAGTTGTCGTCGTCATCTCCAGGAATCGGCGATGAGCGTTCGGCAAGTTGAACGTTGTCTTTCCGTCGCCCTCACCGTGGCGAGTACCCAGCACAGCAAACAAGGCCGCATACGTCGTGCGGCTCACAGCCGCACCGTTGCAGACAAGATACCCAGAAGGCACATTCGTGCCATCGAAAGGCAGGATCGTGCCAGTCGGAACGGCGGCCCGAACGAGGTCGCGAACCCACTTCGTCGTCGGCACAGTGTAGTCATTGGTATCATCGCCCGGGTGAACGGGCAAAGTGAATAGGCCATTCGTTTTAAGGACTGCTTTTTTAACTGCAGCACCATCACGTAAGTTGCAATTGGAGACCAACACGATGTTGTTATCGGAGGCAAGAACGATGTCCTCTCCTCCAACACGAAGACTATCGCGGAAGGCTTTCATTTCTTCCGTAGCGTAGCCGCCTTCACCCGAGCAGATGAACGTTGCCTGATTCGCGCCTGCAAGAATGAAGTCGTCTTGCCCATCTGCTGTAGATTGAGATATATAGGCGACCTTTCGATTGCTTCCGAACATGTTCATCCATAAACCGTTGCCAATCGTTACATTGCCCGGCACAAAAAGGTCGCCTGCTTCAGTAATAAACATCTGCCAGTCTGTGGTGTTGGTATTCGACGCCTTATTCTCTTTGGACACAAACGAAATCTGAAAGGAATTCCTGTATCCGGCTACGACGAACGACCCCTCATTGGTTGCTTCGAACGAGAAAAGAGGAGCGAATGCACCATTCACTGCCGTCGAGTTGATAAGCGTTTGTCCATTTGCAGCACCTACCCAATTGCTACCGATAGCGGAACTCTTGATCGTCCCGCTCATGGTGTTTGAGCCGTCGAGATTCAGCCATTGGCGATTGCCGAAGTTTGCAGTCACAACCTCATTGCGAGTAGCCCCGGCAGGCGTCGTGGGAGCCGTTGAGTAAGCAACCCAATTATCGCCATCTTTCTTCCAACCAACTAGAAATTGCGCGCGCTCGTCTGTGCCTGCAACGTTCTTGCAAGCGTACAGCTTGACATCCGTATGGCCGCTTTTGCGGACAGCCATCTCTAGCGCACCAAGTGCATTTTTAGTGGCGTTAATAGCACCCGTAGAGCCGTCTCTGAAATAGAACTGGCTGAAAAGGTCTTTCTTGGGAATCGTCCCCTTGACCGCATCAGATCGCGTTACGGCCATCCAACTACCGTTGGCGGTCAGGTTCGGAACGGCAACATTGCCATCTTTACTAAGAGTGATTTTCTGCCAAGAATCGGCTGTCCACGTTTCGCCGCCAAAATCGGCATCATCACTTCGATACCAAACATCAACACTGTTAAAGACGAACTGAGCCTTGTCATTGCCCATGGCCGTCCCTATTTGAAAACCATGCCAGTAAGCGTTGCTGAAGTTCTCAGGCAATTCGGCAACATCAATGCCGCTTTTGTGATCGAACCAAAAGCTACCTTTTACAGACTGGATGCTCGACAGCTTCTTGTACGCCATCGCGTTAAGCGGAACGTCCCCGTTGGCGGTGGCCGCAACACCGTCGACGGATCGAGCGACATTCTTACCGCCTACAGTAGCATTCCCCTTTACCGTCAACGTGCCACCGACACTTGAATTCCCTGTCGTGTCGACCGTGGTTGCATCAATGCCAGTAGCGGATACGGCCTTCAGCGTAGACTTGCCTGCAACATTGAGAGTGTTATTCAGCGTAGCAGCACCAGTAGCCGTAAGAGTGCCGCCAACCGAGGCATTCCCCGTCGTTGTGATAGTCGATGCACTGATGTCAGTCGCAGACATAGCTTTTGCAGTCGTCTTGCCTGCGACGGTCAGAGTGCTTTTCAGATTAGTCGTACCCGTTACGTCCATCGTTCCACTAACCGACGCACTCGCGAGAGACGCACCCCCCTTGACAGTCAGCGTGCCGCCCGCGGTAAGGGCCCCGCCGGCAGAGATGGAGCCAGTGGCGGACACGCCTCCGGCCACAGTCATTCCTGCAGGCACAGCGTATCCCGTCAGAGCGGCGAGCGACTGCGCAGCGCTCTCAGGCGCGTTGGACGCACCAGTTCGAATGATTTTGCCTGCCGACTGATCGGCGACCAGAGTCTTCCAGGTACCGTCTGCGACAGCAACCTTGTCCGCAGGCATTTCGCCGACAGTCATGAACTCGGACGAAAAAAAAGCGCGTTCAGACGCGCTGTAGTAGTAAGCCATACCTATCTCCTAGAAGCCAACCGCAAGCCAAGCGACATTCGCCCCGCCGTTGCCGTCGTGCACAAGATCAAAGTTCCCTCGCGTCCGAGACTTCACGGACACGGCTAATGGAAGCGTCTCTGTCGACTCAGCAAGCACGACAGAGCACTTCTTCGGGAAAGCGACCGGGAAGAGAAGCTTCGTCGAGCCGTCTCGCGCTACCAAGCCCTTTCCCCACTGGATGATCAGACCGTTCGGCAAACGCTGATAGCCTGAGTCTTCGTGCGACTTCTGGAAAGCCGAAAGAAGCGCGAGAGGCGTCACGGCCTTCGTGTTGTCTTTTCCCGCCGCAACCTCTGCTGACGTTGCCAACTTAATGAGGCCAGTTCGGCCAGTCGTCGCTACGCGCTTCGACAAAGTAGCAGGCGTCACAACTCGAGAAGCATCCGCACCTGAAAGCACCTCGGCGTCAGTCGCCAGCTCGACAACGCCAAGCGTCGATGTCGTAGCAGGCGGATTGTGAAAGTTCGTATCGCCGAACACAATGCTCGTTGCGTCGAACGCCGAAGCAATGATGTCGACAGCGAGCAGACTCTGAGACTGAGACGCCTTCTGCAAAATCGGCACAGTCTGCGAGTAGACCGCAAAAAGCGTTCCCTTGTCGGTAAAAAGACCGATTTCGTAGACGGTGTAGCTGTCTGCGCTTGCGTCCAGGGCCGTGACATGAATCGTCTGATCCCCGACCGCGCCGCCTGATAGAGGGCTCAAGCGCTTGAACTCTTTCTTCAGCGCGGTCTGGCTATCCGTTGCCGTGTACTGCCCCGTTCCGTAACCGATTTCATTAATCAGAACAGGAGCCGTACCGTTGTGCTCTGCATTGATGATTTCTGCCAGACCTGCCGCGGTGATCACGATGGTGTCTGTATTTGACATAGTTCTACTCCTAAGCGTTTAGCGCCTGCGCCACTGCGGCGTCGATGGCGGCCTTGAGCGCGGCCGGCGTTATGAAAACATTCGTCGCCACACCTGCGATCGCCTCCTCGTTGCTTGCCTTCAGCCCAGCAAGTGCAGCAGGCGTCAAAAACTTTTTGTTTTCCGTACCAACCTTAGCTTCCGCGACCGTGCAAGCCCTTTCGTCGACGAGCGTCTTTGCTGTTGCAGGCGTCACGGCCGCGTCCGAAACAACGCCTTCAGCGGCCTCGGTCGGCGATGCGATGCGAATCGCACCTGCGGTGTCTTCAGCCGCAATCGGCACGATACCGACAAGCGAATCTGCAAGCTGTTTTGGCGTAACGGCCTTGTCCGTTGCAGTACCGGCTCGGATGTCTTCGTCACTGGCAACTTGAATCAAGCCTCGTCGAGACACGTTCGCCTCAAGCGTACGAATACTCTTGGGCGTTATGAACGAAGTATCGTTCGTTCCTGCGTCAACAGCTTCCGTTGTCGATTTGTAGGTCGAGAGAAGCGCGGTCTTCATCGTTGCAGGCGTGATCGCCTTTACCGCGTCCGTTCCGGTCTTCGCTTCAGCATCCGACGCAAGCCGGATAATCCCAGTTCGCGCAGTCGTAGCCGTTCGCTTCGACAGCCCATCAGGTGTCACAACTCGGAGCGTATCCGTGCCGGCGATCACTTCATCAGCTGTTGCGAGCTCAACGATCCCCGGGCGAATTGTTGTTCCTGCTGTGAACTGATACGTCACGTCGCCGAACGTAATCGCCTTAGCCTCCGCTCCGACAATCTTCAAGTCAAACGCGAGAAGTGCAGTGGCGGCCGCAGTCTTCTGGATGATCGGCGTCGTCTGAGAAGTCACGGCAAAGAGCGTACCGGTCGACGTAAAGATGCCGACCTCAAAAGCCTCATACGTCACAGCGTCGGCATCACGTGCAGCGACGTGAATCGCGTTATCTCCTGCCTGACCGCCTTCGATGATTCGAAGAGTCTTGATCTGACTCTGCAACGCCGTCTGCGCCTTCGTCGGCGTGTACTTGCCTGAGCCTATGCCGATATGCGTCAGCTCTACGGCGTTTGTCCCAGTTTCAGAGACGTTGATCAGCGCCTGAAGCCCTGCCGTTGTCAACACAAAATCCATCGTTTACTCCTATTTCGCTACGCCGATAAAGCAATGCTCAGTCAGCGTTCTAAACGCAAGACTCACGTCCAGCGTCGATGTGTACTCGGTGTTTGTCATCAGCTCTGACCTGATACGCGCATACGCCACCGGGCGCACGGAGCCGTGCCACCCGATTCGGCCAAGGAGGTTCTTGACGACAACGAAGTCAAAGTGCGATCGCACAGGCTTTGCGTCATTGATAAGCGCGATCAAGTCCTCCTGCATCTCGCTCTCAAGAGTTCCGTCTATCTTGCCGAGAGAGGCGAAGATCGTGAAAGTGTGAGGAGTGCCTTTCGGCGTCGTCTCCCACCACTCCTGAATCGTGGCCGCAGAGCCGAGAGCCTCAACAGCCTCCTCAACGGCCTTTCGCGTTCCCTTCTTTCGCTTCTCCTGAACGACCTGCTTTACGATCGAGCGCTTCAGCTCAATCGTCCAAGAATCGCGCCAGACGCTTGCGTCCCACGAGTACGCCAAATGATCGAGCTGCTCGGATGTCAGGCTGTCGATGCTCACGTAAATCGACGGAAGATCGAGAACACCAGTCATCTCACGAAGCGGAATGTCTAGCGCCTTAGCGGCGGCCGACACGTCCGAATCCTTCGAGATCGAGTCCGGCAGCAGGTCGAGCAAGCTTGTCTTGTCTAGCTCCTTACTCATCCTTCAATCCCTTGTAATTGACCGTCAGCTTCGTGCACTGCGCGACCTGACTGCGTGTCAACGCTTTGAACGCTGCAGGCTTCTGAGTCGCAGAATCAATGCGACAAGCGCCTGCGGCTACGATCAGTTGCGTCAACTTTTCAGGCGTAATGTCGCGTCCGATCTTTGCCTGCTGCCACGACTTGTATGCAACAGCCGCGTTCTCGACCAAGGCCTTGATCTCTGCGGCCTTGTACTGATCTTCTTTCGAAATCCAGTAGTCGACCTGAATCTCATAGTTCACAGCGGCGGGCGAAAGCACTCGGACATAGTCTGTCAGCGGCCGAATCTCGCCATCGCGCAACCTGGCTTCGATCTGCTCGAGCGTCTCGCGAGATGGAAGCTCACCGCCCTTAAGAAGCGCATAGACGTCCACCTGTCCGGGCGTCGGCGAGTCAATGCATACGTCGATGATGGCCGAGCTCACGCTCTTCGCATGGAAGATATACGCCTTCTCCGGTCCCGCGACGCTGAACGAATTTGGCGCTAGGCGGATGCGGTTCGCATAGTCAAGGTCACTCTCGGCGGATGCGCCGCCAGACGTGATCGTGACGTTCTCGGCCGATGCGACGAAAGTCTGCGGCTTGACGATGACGTTGATCTGTCCGGCCAAGAAGTCGTTGCCGGCAGGACCGGAGCTCGTACACTCCGCCTGCACGTCACCAGTCAAAGATCCGACAGGGATATCCAGATCCTGAGTAGTAGCAAACGTCACCGTGCCGTTTGTCACCTCAGTGCCGGATGGAATTGTCACGACCTCGCCTAGCGCTCGCGAAAGCGTGAATCGCATTGTCGTCACGGCCTTGCTCTCCGCCAAACGCTCAACGTTCAGCAGAAGCCCTAGCGCATCGAGATAGCTTCCTTGCGCATAGGACAACAAGTTCTGCTTCGCGGCCGCGTCAATTGCGCTTCTCTGCGTCACGATAATGGCCGTGAGTGACAAAAGAAAAAGGCGGACAGGATCACCCGCCGCCAATGTTCTTCCGCTGGCCTTCTCGAATGCGGTGATGATTTCAGCCTCTAGCGCCGTCGCATCCGTCGTCAGAAAACTGATGTCCTTCAGCCCCCATCTGGGCAATGTTTCTGCCATCACTCACCTCCTATTTGTACAGTCACGATCGGCTTCAGCACGCCGTCCATTGCGCCTTCAACATCCTCTGCGAAATCAACGCTGGTCACCTTTGCTCTCGGCTCATATCGCTCAATGGCGTCTATCACCTCAGAACGCATCAGCATCTTTGCAGCGGGAAGCGACTGGTCTACGTTGTCCCACGAAATACCGAAGTCGCGGTCGAGCGGAACGGAACCCTTGCGCGTGGCAAGAATTGTTCGAACGTTCTGCAGGATCTCCATCACGCCTTCTGGCGCAAAGTCAACGTCAATGCTTTGCTGACCTACTCGATACTTAGCCATCACCGACCTCCTTGAGCGTGATCGTCACGGATCCGCTAACGGGGATGCCGAGATTCGTATGTTCCTTGCGGTCTTCCGAAACGGACTCAATGACAAACTTGCCCAAGTAGTCCGGGCCGATCAAAAGCCGCTGCGCTTCCTTCTTCTCCATCAGCATCTGCAACCCCTTCAGAACCGCAATCGGCGGCATACCGAGAAGCGAGTTGAGTTGAATCGTGAAGCTCACCGACGCTAGACCTGGTCCGACATATTCGACAACCGGCTTCTTACCTATCACTTCGTGCGTAGCCCACCGCGTCGAACGCTCGACCTTCAAGTCTTTGAAAGTCAAACAGACGGCCGAGGAGGTCACGAACGGAATATTTCCAAACAGTCCAGTCACACCGGCCATAGCGCCTCCGACACCTCGTAGGCATATGCCAGAGTCCAAAAAGCAAAGCATGTGGCGACAAGCACTAGCACTACACTCATGGACAACGCGAACGCCCATCGCAAAATCTTGATTCCCATCGTCGGCCTATCCTTTTGAAACAGCTTCTTCATGAACTGAAAGAAGTTTTGCGGTAAAATATCTTTCATTGATCTTTCATACCTTTCGATCAAAAAAAAGCCCCGCGAGGATTGCCCGCCCCGTGGGGTTAATTTTTTTGTGCTCGCCTTGTTAGTGCGGACCGCTCGTCTCACCGTGCGGAGCCGTGTGGGTATGAGACATCACGCTGATGCCACCCGCGACAACGTCCTGAGAAGCATTCATGGAGCCGATCAGCTCGATGTTGCCCGTAGCCTTGACGCCACTGCCGCCAGAGACCGTGAAGCCGCCAGCGCCCGTAATGAGGCCGGTAACCGAAAGCGTTTTCTGAATGATCACGTCACCCGTGAACGTCGACGTCGGAGAGTTGACCGTAAGCGAGCTCGAGGCGTTAACCACAGCATCCGTGCAGTTGACGGTGATCGTCTCAGGAACCGTTATCGTCCCCGTCCGGCGGTTGTAGACAATCTCTGTCCCCTCGATCGTCATCGTCAGCTCATGTGCTTCTCGGTCGTAGCTGAAGCGCGTCCCATCCTTGAAGACGACTGTGCGCTTCTCAGGACTGGACTCCGGCGGTGTAATCTCGCCAGCGTAGAAGGAGCCGAGAACGATGCCGTCCTCTTCACCCCCACGCCGAAAGGCAACCACTACGTCTTCACCGATGTCCGGAAGCTGGTAGTCGTGGTTGTCATACGTGCACCTCTGCATGACCGGCAAGTCATAAGAGTTCAGACTGTCATCGTCATCAAAAACGACGCGGCAAGTGCAGGCAACCGGATCGATCGAGACGACTTCGCCGATACGAATAGTGTCTGTTTCCATCACTCACCTTTAATATTTGTTGTTCACGCGACGGACGTTGATCGACGTCGTGTAGCCGGAGCCCGATACGCTATGCGTTGCGGACTCGACGAAGAACCGCCCGTCAAAACTTCCGAAGCCCTTGACCTCTACGACAACACCCGCGACGAGACGCGTATCGCCGACCAGCGTCATCGAGCCTGTAAGCTTTCGCAAGTTCAACTTTCGAAGCGTCGCCTTGGCAAGCCTCTCAGCTTCCGCCCTCGAGGTCACGCGCTTCTTCAGCTTGTACTCCTGCCCGTTGTCGTCTGCATCCGGATCAATGTAGACGTACGTGTTGACAGCAGGATTCTTCCTCGCGTTTGAGCTGTCGATCTTGTTCAAGTGGATGTCATACTTGGCAGGCGGCTTTTCACTCGGCTTTTCAAGGCTTATGTTGTAGCCGCCGGCTGACTTGCGCTTCTTCTTTTTGATGTCTCGCCAAGAAACAACGCAGCTCTTGTATGTCTCCGACTGCTCATTCTGAAAGTCCCATGAAAGTATGTCGGCCTTCCCGAGCTCGAGCGTGCAAATCGGATCCATCCTCTCGAATCGCGTCTGGTCGAAGATCACGATTGTGTCGTCCGTCACCTTGAGCGAGAAGCCCGCATCTCGGCACAAACGCGTCAAAAAAGCCAGATCGCTTTCGTCCTTTTGGTCGAGTCGATCGTACTCTGGATCCTCCTCTGTTTCGAAGATCAGTGAGATCTCGGCCTTTTTCGCGATCTCGGAAGCAATACGCTTGAGCGTGTACTTCTCCCAAGCCTTACTCACCAGCCTGCGACGAATTGGCGCTTTGAGCGGCACAGACACGGCGCGAATCTCACAGATCCGTGGAGAACCGCTCGCGCGCATGGAGTCGACGTAGAACTTTCCGCAGAAAAGCTTTTGCTTAGATACGCCAATGCTATGGATGTAGGCTCTGATCGTCTCACCTGCATCCGGTCGCCATGACCCCGCCCATTTGCCCGTCTCGTCCTTAAGCGTCAGCGAGATTTCATCCGCCTGGTCGGCCTCCTTGTCGCTGTACGTAAACGAGAGAAGATCGGGCACAACCTCCTCAGTCGCGTCGGTCTTCTCATCCGTAAAGAGAAGCGTCAGCTTTGTGATTCGCGGATCAGTCATTGCCTCTCCCTCTCTTCCACGACGGCAGATTAGGCTCTGCCAACTTCGAATCTTCGACAACAGGAACATTTAGTTCAACGCCTGCAGAGAAGAACACAACCTTGCGGTGCTCGAGGTTGGCCGCGATCAGCGCATCGATGAAGTGCTCATCGCCGTAGACCTTCTTTGAGATGATGTCCCACGTGTCCATGGACGTCGTTACGTACGTAGTCATTTTTGCTCTCCTCATGCAAGGGCAAGCCGACGACGATCGGCCTCCATGCGCTCGAACTTTCGCTCAAACTCGCGCATGCTTTCATCTGTAGCCTTCTTGACGGCATCGTAGGCATCTCCGCCTCCGGTGACGTTGATGACGGGCGAGTAGTTAAAGACCGACGGCTGATTGTTGGCCGCGCCACTGATCGCCGGCAGTGTCGAAAGCGGCATTACGGCTTCAGGCTCACTGCCTTCTCCGATCATGGCAAGCGTCGGAGAACTGACCACGCCGCCTTCTGCCAGCATCGGAATCTCAGGAATGTTGAATCCGATGGTGCCGCCGCCGAGCATTGCCGGCAACTCGATGTTGAGAGCGTTCAGCTTCGACAGAGCGCCGTTCACCATGCCGATGACGCCGTTGAGCGGTGCCTTGATCAGCCCGCCAAGGCCGCCGAAGATCTCGCCAAACTTAGCGCTAACCTTTGACCAAGCCTCGCCCCAAGTTCCGAAGAACGTGCTACCAATCCAGCTTGTCAGATTCGAGAAGTAGCTCTTTACCGCCTCGACCTTCGACTGAACGTAATCAATCGATGTGGTCACGAAGCCTGCAATGCCGGGGAACTTCGTTGAGAACGCCGCCCACAACTCGTTAACCTTCAGCTTGACTTCGTCAAAATTCTTGTAGAGCGCAATGCCGCCTGCAACAAGCCCGGCTAGAGCCATCACGGCTAGACCGACAGGACTGGTGAATGCGGCCTTGATCGCAAAACCCAAACCCTTCACCAGCACAGCCGTTGCCTCGGCCGCAACGCCCGCAGAAACGCAAGCGATCTTCCACGCGATCATGGCTGCACGGCTTGCACCCCAAGCAATGCCCGTAAGCGCTTTCCCGGCAAAAGAAAAGGCACCTCCTAAGAGACGCCCTGTCACCGCAAGCCCGCGGCCTACCGCCGTTGTCAGCTTCATCGCTGTTGTGCTGAGCGCGCAAACACCCCGCCACACGTCCATTGCCGCCGAAAGCGTGTACACAACACCTTTGACAGCAACAGCCGCCGCAAGCATTCCGCCCAGCGCCGCTGACACCTTCAGGACAGTTTTCACCGTCTCCTTGTTGTTGCGAACGTATTCGCCCGCGGCAAAAGCCAAATCACCGAGGTATGTCGCACCCTCGCGGATCGGATCCAAGAACTGATCGCCAAAAGAGCGTGCCACAAAGTCTGCTGAGTTTTTCAACAGCTGCAGCGAGTTCGATGTTGTCTTCGCGCGAGCCTCAAACTCCTTCTCCATCGAGCCCTGGTACTTAGCCGGGTCGTGAATTGTTGCGAAGTTCTTCTCTAGCGCTTCAATGTTCTGGAGAAGCGGGCCGATAGACTCCATGCCCGTGTCTCCGAAGAGCTCCTTCAGATACTTCATCTGCTCTTCTACAGGCAGGTTTTTCAAGCCCTTGAGCACTTTCAGGATCGTACCTTCTGCGTCCTCCTGAAGGCCCTTTTCCAGCTGCTTAGGATCATCAATACCGATGAAAGACAACGCTGCCTTCTGCCTATCGCTCAATTGGGTCGCAGTTGCCAGCGTACTCATGAACGACTTCATGCCTGTTGCTGCCGTTTCACTCGTCGCGCCGGAAGCGATCAGAGTCGCCGACAAGGCCGCCGTGGCTTTTTCAGACAAGCCCGCAACCTTACCCAAAGCACCATAGCGCTGAATCGCGTCGCCGATCTGATTCGCCAACGCGGCATTGTCATTGCTGAGCGCGTTCACGGAGTCAGCCAAGGCATACGTCTCCTGGAGGGAGAGCTTCATACCGCTTTGCCACTTCGACATCATCGTGCCTGCCTGCTCTGCAGTCATGTCGAACGCAACAGCCATCTTTGCGGCCTGCTCCGTGAAGCCGAGCAGATCCTTCTGCGCAACGCCGGCACCGGCCGCGGCTGCCGCAATCTGCGCGAGGCCGTCTGCGCTCATCGGAATCGTCAGGCTCATGCGCTCAAGCTCACGCTTCATTCGCTCAAGCCCTTCAGGCGTGAAGTCGGACACCTTGGCCAAATCCGCTATCGCGTCTTCCATCTTCATGGACGCCTGCACCGGACCCGAGATCGCGGACTTCACAGACGATGCCGCTGCGCCAAGACCCTTAAAAGCTCCGATACCAAGCGTCATCTTTCCTGCGGCCGCGCCGAAGCGTTGCATGCCCTTCGCATTTGCCTCGATCTTCCGCCGCGTCACGTCGATCTGGTCGCCAAGTTCTTTTTGGCGTTTCCTCAGCGTGACGATGCTCGACTCTGCAGATGCAGACGCGCCAGGAATGCGATCGAGTTTTTGCTTCTCCGCCTCAAGCTTTACCGAGCAGCGCTCAACGGCATCCTTCGCCTTCTGGTGGGCGACTGCCATCTTCTTGGTCGGAACCCCGACTCGAGACATCTCTGACTCGAGTTCGTCTAACTTCGCCTTCGCCTGACGATACGCCGCGGAGGCTTTCAACACCGCCTTGCGGTGATTGACCAATGCGCCCACCTGAGACGCCTCGGCCTCGAGCTCGGACAGCTTCGACGAAAGCCCACCGACAAGACCTCCGGCGGAACTGAAGGCCTGCGGCAGGCTTGAGGCCAACTTGCCAGCAAGCTGAAAGGTCAAACTGTGCTCAACACCTGCCATATTCATCCCCTACAAAACAAAAAAGCCCGCCAAACGGCGAGCCTTTATGCGCTCAAAATCGCATCGCAATCAGCTGAAAACAAACAGTCCGATCGTGATGACTACCCAAATCAGAAACAGAACGACGGCAGCGACAATCAGCTTCGCGTAGAACCCGGCAAGCTCAACCAAGCCAAGAATGCCACCGACAGCGACATGCGCTGCGATGCCCTTAGCGGTATCGAGCTTTTCTTCCTGGGTCATATCCTTCCAGTAGAAGCCATCTGGAACGTTCTGATTTTTATCCTTGTTTGTCATGGCGGTGCGGCAAAGGGGTTTCCTTTCATTCTAGCGCCATTTACCGCTTTCGCCTATCCTGCTCTTCCTGATCTTTTTGGACAGCGCGGTTCCACGCCCCCAGCTCAACCAAAGGCAGCGCCATCCAATCGAACACCGATCCGCCCGTATACGGCCGCATGCGCAAGCAGACCTGCATCAGCCGCTCCTCAGGGTCAAAGTTTCCCCTGAGGCCTATACGAGCAAAAAACCTGCGGCCAGTGTAGAAACCGTTAGGTAGTCCTTGGCGGGCAGGCCTTCCATAAACTCAATCGGCTGATCAATGGCTTTGGCCGCCAGATAGACGCAGAAGTCCATGTCGGCCTGCATGATGTTGCCGCCCGCAAAATTGCCGGAGCGAATAAATTCCCGCTTCGCCTGGGACACCTGGCGACCCGTCAGGCTTTCGAAATCAATCTCGAGCTCGGTGTACTCCTTGCCCTCGAAGTTGTACGGCTTAGTCAAAACGATCTTCATATCAAACCCTTAAAGAAAAAAGCCGGAAGAGCGAACCCTCCCGGCGGTGCTTAATTACGCGAGGCCAAGATCCTTGCGGACAGTTTCGAGCATGTCCTCGTCGCCGATCTTGCAGACATAGTTGAACTTGTCGATCTCCATAACGCTCTTCCCGTCAAGGTAGAGATTGAGATAGGAGACCTCAAGTTCTGTTTCGCTGTCGGTCGTCGAGCCCGTCTCAAAAGAGCCGAGGTTGATCGACTTCGGCAGAGCCTTGAGCGCAAGTCGAGCAGGCACGGTCTTGTACTTGCCGCTCGCAGCTTCGTAGACCTGCTGCGAGCCGCGGATGTCAAGCGTATGAGACTTGAACGCCGCAAGCTTCACAGCATTCGGCTCAATCGTTCGCCACTGAAGGGAGACCGTCATAGAGCCGAAATGCCCCATGATCGGCGTCTCGATCTCGCCGGCAATGCCCGCGCCGCTAACCGTATCAGTCATCGGTTCAACGTTCGGCAGCGTCACGGTAGCAGTCCCGAGGCAGTCGTTTCCTTCGCTGTACACGCGGAAGGCGACGAGGCGCTCAGGCACATTATTCGTTCCAGCCATATTTCACCTCATTAGTTGTAAAGCGTGGTCAGGTTGTTCACGTCGTACTCGAGCACGAAATCAATTTCACGTGCCGGAGACGGCGGCGTCACATAGACGTGGAAGCAGAACTTCCCGTCCATCATGCTCGTAACTGGGTTCTCTGACTCGAGGAACTCGACTCGACCACCGAGGATGTACTGACGCGCGGCTAGGCCGTTGAGCCAGACATTCGCGGACAGGATGACCGTGTCGATCAGTCGACGGTTGGCAGGTGCATCAAGCTTCTGCCAGAAGGTCTGCGTCAGCGTATTGCCAATCCAGTTGAACATTCGACGGATGCAGATGAAGGAGTCCTTCACGTCCGTCGTCGCCGGATAGGCCGCGGTTCGGTTGCCCCAACACTTCCAACCGCCCATGAAGTTGAGAGCGGTCACAACGCCCTGACCGTTCAGGTATTCGCCGTTGTCCGGACCGAGCCAAACTTCCGTGCTGTCTTCGAGAACAGCCGCGGTCATCTTGAAGCCCTTGTTGGACGGAGAAACATACGGCGTATCGTCGTTTTCAGCGTCAACCTTTGCGAGAAGCGCCATGAGCTGAGAGCTCATGTTGTAGACCGTGCCATCAAGAGAGAGCATGGGCCAACAAGCGACCTGCATGCGATCGGTGATGTTGTTGTCGGTCTTCCACTTCGCAACATCCGTGTAAGCCTTAACCTTGTCGGTCGGAATGTCGATCAGACAGATGGCACGGAAGTAGTCGTTGATGCTCGTTGCCTTAGCGGCCATCACGGCTGCCACCTCGGGCTTGCTGGAGAACCCCGGCGCAACAATCGTGCCCGGCACAATGCCAAAGCGCGGGAAGCACTCGTCGACAAGCTCGAGGCCGCTCTTGTTGCCGGAGACGTCAACACCGCCGACAATCGCGTCTTCTTTAACGGCGGTAGGATCAAGCTTCTGCGCGGCGAAGGTAAGAGCCTCTCCGGTCGTGCACTTGAAGGTGCCGCCAGGCTCGGTAAGAGAAGCTACGACAAGGTTGCCGTCGCCGTCGAAAGACAAGACATAGTCCGTATCCTTGACGTAAGCAGAAGCGCTCGACGGAGTAATCGTCACAGAGTCGGGGAGAATGCCCGCTTCAGCGACCACAGCCTGCCCGGTCTTAGCGTCAAGCGTAACGGTCTGCGTCGTAGCTGCGGTCTTATGCGTCTTCGGATCGAGCACATTCACAAGAATGATCGGCGAGACGGCAAAAAGCGCAAACTGCGACTTGATCGCTTCGCAGAGCGTGAAAGCGTGCTTCTTGACGCCCCCCTGCTCAGCCGGCGGAACATAACCGAGTGCGGCCACAGCTTCGTCGTAGGAATACGCCAGAACCGGCTTATTCACGCAGGTCGGATCCGTCATGTTGACAGGAGCCGTGCCAAAAACGATCGGGATGGCCGCGGACACCTCGACCGGAGGAAGCACCGTAGTCGGCACTTCAGAAACGATAACACCATGCTTATAGGCCATCGTCAGATCTCCTTCAAAATTTGCTTGGAAAGTGTATTCATCAGGTCACCCTGCTTCTGAACGCGTTGACGCGCAGCGGCCAACTCGCCCAGACAAACAAAAAGCCCGCACAGCGACGGGCTCTTATCTCTGAGTTCCTGAACATGCGGCGGATAGCCTCCGCGAAAAACCGTGTATCGCTTCAGCACACCACCGGGCAGGTCTGGACCGACGTAAATCATCGGGATCTGCACCTTCGTTTTTCTAGCCATCAATAGCCCTCCACGCCGCTTACCTGTACGGGCGAGCGGAACGTCCAATGAGTCTCCATGTCCAACTGGTAGTAAGGGAAAGGCTGCTCGGCAGGAAGCGACCAAGTCACATCGCCTCTAAGCTGATAGCGCTCGTCGAGAATCAGACCGGGAAGGCTCATCAGCTTCAGACGGATGCGCTCCATCACGTTGAGGCAGTGCTCATGGCCTTCACGCGCCGAATCGACGCCGTTAGGGCAGTACGCGCCGACAACAACGACAACCGTCACGGACGTGATGTCCTGATTGCTGGAGCCGTTCTCGGCACGGACCAACACGAACGGAAAGTCATCTGACTTGCCTGCGCGCTTCGGCGGCAGATAGTTGTTGACTACCTTCGGCTCTCTCAGCTCCTTCGACTCGGTCGGCAAAAGCAGATCTTTTACCGCCTCACCGATCAAACCTCGAAGAGCTCTGCAAAGCTCGTTTTCGACCATTCAGGCCTCCTATTTTTTGAGCAGAAACTCAGTCTCGTGAGTCAAACGCTTCTCGAAAATCTCCTGAACGCGCTTCTGAACGCTTTCACTGACGCCCTCGTTTCCGCCCATCTGGGGGACCGACGGACCGGAAACCTTCTGGACCTTATCGACCTTGTACTTCTTGCCCGAATGACGTCCCTTTAACGCGTGGATCTTCTCGCCTGTTCGCATGTAGATCGCATGCTTCCCGGTGCCCCATCCACCATCCCAGGCAAAACCAGTCTTGAAAGCGCCACCACGACCTTTGTAGATCGCAACACGAATCTTCTTCCGATCGGCACCTGTCGTGCTCTTTCCTTCCGGATCGTGCGCAAAATGCCGAGCGGACAGCGGTTTACCCTTCGCGTTGACGCTACCTTCAAGGCGGCTCATTGAGGCACGGGTTACGCTGATTGCGTCGCTGAGGGCTTCGCGATTGACCGTGTAGGTCTTGCGAATGCCTTTCGTCAACGCAGTCTTTCCTGAAGTCAAAGACCGATTGATCGAGCGCATTACCGCCTTCTCCAATCCACCCTCGACGTTTCGAAGCAAAACCTTCGCGTCATTCAGCGCTGTGCCTCTGCTGCCGTCCAAAGAAATCAAGACGCTCATTGGCTCACCTTCTGACAAAGCATCACAAGTACGCCGTCTTCATCAGAAACAGACCGAACGTAATACTCGTGGCCGTCAATGACGATCAGCTCGTCTTCGACAGGAGCAGGGTCCATGTCTTCAGTTCGTACATACACCTTCAGCCTGTTGACGAATACGCCGATTCGGTAGCCGTCGTCATCCTGCGTCTGAATCACATCAAGCAAGGCGACAATGCGACGACCTTGTATCTCGTGCCACTCCGCGAAGATGCGCGGATCAAGAAACGTCTTTGAGACGTCTGCCTTGAACTGCTTCTTGTAGTCAATCGCCATCGGACACCTCCGACATGTCGGCGAAGGCCGCATCAATGCCGGAGCGCTTGGGCTTCCTTGTGGTAGCAGCCTTCGTCTGCTTGACCGACGGCGGAGTTGGCTTAGCCGTTTCGACAACACCGCAGGCGCGGGCAAGGCCAGCACCAAAAAGTGCATCGGCCATCGCATCGTCTGCGTCAACGATCTCGCCGGTGGCGTATCGCGTGCGCTCGTACAAAACGCTCTGAAGAATTTCGATTTGCATCTTTCCCTCCAAGAGGGAGATGGCGAACCACCTCCCTCACCGTTTATTAGGACTAGGACAGGCAGTTGATCAGGTGGAAGCCGTTGACCTGCTGAATGACAGGGAGCGGACGGCTCTTGATCTGAACCACTCGACCGGAGGGGTTGGCTCGCTGAACCCAAGAATCAGGCACGCGAGCACCTTCGTAGAAACGCACCTGCTCGTCGCCGGCAAGCGCGACAACGCCGTAAGCGAGCATCGTCTTCGTGTTCGGAGACGCGAGCAGGCAGGCCTTTTCGGGCACCATCGGGTGCTCCTTGCCGGCTTCGTCGATGTACCACTCGTCGTAAGAGTAAATGTCCAGATCAACCTCATTCAGGTGACCCATGTAAGACACGCCGTTCGGCAACTCCTGAGGCTTGACGAAGCCAAGATCGACACGACGATTGTCGAGCACCTGGTCGGCAATAAGCTTTTCCATCACGACGTCGTATGCCTTGGATCCGAGGATCATTTCCCGAGGCGTAAAGCCGCCGTTCTTGACCATCGTGCGCTTGATTGTGCGAAGGTCGGCAAGAATGTCCTTTGCCGTTACATCAGTGGCGTCCCACTTCTTCGTGAGAGTCGTCGTCGGCTTTTCGCCTTCACCGATGCTGCCCCAGAAGTCGATCACTTCGTCGTAGCCCTCGCCCTTTACAGTCACCTTACCGGTGAAGAGCGCTTCGGCGCACATGGCTTCTTCGCGACGCGTGATGATGTCGTCGAGCTCAGAAAGATCGCGGCCGAGAATTTCGGCAGCACGTTCGCTCGGAGACTTGCCGGAGTAGATAGTCTCGCCCGGAAGGCGCTTGAGCATGTCTTCAGCAGTCGTGACGCGCATCGGAGAGAGTTCCGGCGCTTCGAAGCTGTACGTCGCATAGCCTTCGCGCTCGAGCACGATGCCGCCGACCTTCGGGTTGACGAACGGAGCGATCTTGCGGCCGCCCATGCCAACGATGTCGAAATCAATCTTCTGCGTGTTGAACGTCGGGCGATAAGCGAAGTAGCGATCGCGAAGCCAAGTGTGATTCGACTTCTTACCGGCCTCGATCATGCCCAACATGGTGCGGGTAGTAAACATATCCATAGCGTATTTCTCCTTAGATGGCCGGCTTGAAGAAGATGCAGACCTTGCGAGCGGAAGCCTTGAAATCGCTCACGAGGGCATCGTTGTCAGGCTTGAAGCTGAGAGCGTTTTCGTTGAATTCACCGGTGAGATAAACGGCGGCCTCAACAGCGCCATCCGTCGTATCAACGTCCTCAGCGAGAACGGCATAGACCTCGGAAATCGTGGTCTTGCCGGCATCGACCGTGCAGAGCGTACCCGTCGCATCGAGAAGGGCACCACGCTTGAGAGCACCCTGCGAAGCCTTCACCGTCATCGCATCGGCGACTACCGGCATCATCTGAGACGCGGCAAAAAGGTTGTCTGCCGTCGTCGTGTACTTTTCCTGTGCGAGCATAAAAACTCTCCTTACTTCTTTTCGAAACCGCGAGCACCAGCGGCGATGATTCGATCAAGCGCCTCCTGATTGACTTCGCCCGGAAGATCGACACCGTGAAGGTTTCCTGCATCTTCAGTAATGCCGTTCAGGCAATCGGCGTCTTCCGCCGTGTCCGTGATTCGACGCTTGCCGGTTGCCTTTTCGGCCTTGACGATTGCGACGGCCAACTCCGCCCCCGTCATCGTCTTTTCGCCGTACTTGGCTTCAGCGACAAGCTGCTCGTAGCCGGGAAGGGCACAGTCTTCAATGTCCTTCATTCGACTACGCTCGGCCTTTGCGCCTTCATCACGTGCTTCCTTGCGGATCGCCTCGACTAGGTCGGGGTAGTCCGCCTTCAAAGTTTCAAGATCCATACGGACCTCCTTATTGACTGCGGCCGCCTTAGGCGTTTCCGCTTCGAAAAAAGCCTGAGGCATGCCGCTGAAATACTTCGCTTCAACCTTCAGGCCGTTCATGTTGACGAAGCCGCCGACGGCAGAGTTGTGCACCTTAACCGTTTCGTCGACCTCATCAGCCAAGCCGAACGCCACTGCCTCTTCAGCGTTGAAGTAAGTCGTCGCGTTCATCTTTTCTTTAATCTCTTCGACCGAGCGCCCGGACTTCTCGGCATAGATGACGACGATGTTGTCTTCAAGCTTCTCCATGTCGTCCGCCATCTTTCGCATGTCGTCCGTGTCGCCCCAGACACCGGAGCTGACCTTGTGGATCATCATCATCGAACCCTTGGGCATGATGACCTTCGCGTTCGGCACGCTCGTGATGATCGTGGCCGCGCTCATGGCCGCGCCATCGATGCGGAAGGTGATCGAGCCCTTGTGCGCCTTGAGAAGCGAATAGATCGACAAGCCCGTGTACACCGCGCCGCCAAAGCTGTTGATCGAAATCTCAAGATCCGCAGCCTCCGGGATGCGACGGAAATCCTCAAGAAACTCAGCTTCGTTGAAGCCTTTCCCCCACGGATCATCCTTAGAGCCGCCGACATACCCGAACAGGTCGAGTTTTGCGACCTTGCTCGTATCGTCGCTCTTTACGTTCCAAAACTTATTCATCCTTTTCCTCCTTCTCCTCTTCCACCGGAAGTGTGCCGCCCGCTGCATTCAACCCTGCGGACTTCAAAAGCGCTTCCTCTCGTGCGCGCGTCCGCACAATTGAATCCATCCGCATGCCTGTCATCTCAGCCGCCTCACGACTGATCGTCGAGAAGCCGTTCTGTACACGAATGACAGCGGCATTCGCTTCTTTCAGGGGATCGAGCTGACCCTGTGCATCGCCGTGCCATTCAGCGCCTGACCAAGCCGCGCGAATTGCAGGATCGGCAAAGAAGCCCGGTGCATTAATGCGTCCCTTGCTGACCGCCTCCGCCAGCCACTCTTCGTAAACCGGCTGACAAAACGAACTGACGAGCCATTCCCTTCGCATGCGGAACATCTTCCACGCCTCGAGCAGCGCGGCTCGGCTGGCCGAGTAGCTAGACGTGAAATGTTTCAGCAACAGTTCATACGGAATCTCGAGCGCCGCGCCGATGTGCCGGCAGACCGCCTGCACATATCCGTCAAACGCCACACTCGGGCGCTTCGGATCGGCAATCTCCACCTTCTCGCCTTCGGCAAGCTGCACAATCGCGCCGTTTCCGAGCTCGTATGCCTGCGGATCGGGATCGATGCGCTGCATGGCGGGAAGGCCGCCACCGCCGCCGAAAAGGCCGCTCTCGTCAGGCGAAGGCGTCGTCACGAAAACCGTGAACATGCCGCTGATCACTGCGGCCATCAGCTCAGCATCGCTGTAGCGCTTCAACTGCTTGAGCTCTTCAATGACAGGCGCAAGAATCGGGACGCCTCTTCGCTGAGCAGGACGCTCGACATCGGTCATGATGTGCAGGACGTTGCGTCGACCTGTACGATCACCGAAGATCGGCACTCTGCTCCATTTCACCTCAAGCGTGTCCGTCGAACGTGCAGTAGCTCCAGGGTGTCGATTAGCGACATAGACTGCAATGGCCTCTCCGTACTTACCGACCTCAATGCCCCCAAGAATGTTTTTCTTCAGGGCCTCAAGGTTGTCCTTCGGGTTGCAAATGCGATCGGCTTCGATGATCCCGACACGAAGGTCGTACACCGAGCCAACGCGACGAATCATCGGCGTAATGACAAAACAGTCGCCGCTCATCAACGTTGACAGCATTACAAGCGACTGGAGCTGATAAAAGTTCTGGCGTCGTTCTACGTCGCACATCACGCTATCCGCCCACAAGCGCCATTCACGCTCGGTATTGGCTTCCCAATCGCTCGCTTCCTCATCCGACATGCCGAGAAATCCGGCGTCGATCTGAGAATTCAAGCTCAAGCCGCTACCAACAACGTTCGTGCGAATTGTCTTCAGCGCACCCGTCGCGATAGGAGCCGTCATGTACAGCATGCGCGATCTGGCGCGAAGCGTCTCGATGTTTTCGACGATGTCTTCGTCGGCATCGGTCGTTGTACTTCGCCACCCGATCATCGACTTCTTTGCGTAGCTGGCACCGCCATGAGAGTAGCCGGAGCTGACCACCCTCGCAGGAGCGCGAACTGCAGTAGCAAACTCTTGGGGCGGAGATGGCGAAGCAAGAGTTCCGTTTGCTTCGAATAACTTACTCATCCGTCATCTCCTACAAATCCCTCGGCACTCCGCGGTATACGCGACTCCTGCCGGTCTCGGCCGCCTCGAGCGCAGCCACTTCCTTTCGCCAGTACTTGATCATGTTCATGATCTGATTGAGACTGGCGCGAGTCATAGTGCGCGTGCCGATCGTGTAAGACTGGCCGGCGGCAACTTCTCGCGACGCCTCAAGCCAAAGCTCGAGGTTTCTCCTCGCTTCTTCAAGCGTGATCCAAGCCATGCGGCCTCCTAAAAAAGAAAGCCCCCGGAGCCGAAGCGCCGAGGGCATTTTGTGAAAGTCACCTTTCAGTGCGATCATTGTTCAGCCGGAAACCCAAATCGGCATTCCACTAACCACACTAAAAGGTGATATATGAGCGCAAAGAATCGCGAGGAGGCTCTACTTTTCCTGAAGCTGATGGCACCCAAAATTACCCTGGATCCCGTCCCAAAGAATTCCGAAGGCCATCCCAAGGCGTTTGAACGTACCATCGCATTCAACACTCGAAAGCTAAAAGCCGCGCTCCTTGAGATCGAAAAAGAACTCGAAAGGATCGATGAAGAAGAAAGCAACTCACATTGACTTCCCTTCTCCGCCGTATGATGCAATAAGCATCTCCGCGCATGCTTCATAGTCTTTAATTAGATCGTCGAGGCGCTTCCTGCAGTACGTAACAACGTGATGTTCGGTTGCCACCTCGACGATTTCCTTGTGGATGCCGTCCATCGTCTCCAACAGGCGACGCTGTGAAACGCGGACAGGTATCCCCTCTTGCTTTCGGTTCGTCATCTCTTGCTCCTTTAAAGTTGAACACCTCGAGAGATAGTCCCTCGACGACGGACACGCCTTTGAGCCGGTAGAGACTCCACAGCCTTCTGGCCCGTGTAGTAGCGCTCGAGCACGTCGAAGTTTGGCGTCAGAAGCTCCATCGCCGCGGTTGCATAGACCGCGCAGTCCAGAGCCTCATTGCGCTGGCGAAGCTTCACCCAAACGAGCCTCGAGCCGTTCTTGTCTCGGACAACTTCCTGCTTTTCAGCGGTAAGCTGCTTGAAGAAGTCTTCAGTGAAGCCCGCGTCCACATTCGCATCAAAATGAACGAAGTTCGGACCCGCCTCTAGCACGTCAAGGCGATCCATCACCTTGCGCTTGCCGGCATCAACGCCGAGCGGGAAAAGCACGGCCTTCTCTGTACCGGCACGACTCGGCTTACCTACGAAAGGCAAATCCGCGCCGCCTCGGCCTTTGATCGAGAAAACTCTCTGACGCTCCCTCGCCCGCGTGTAGGCGTACACATTGTTCGTGTACATGCCGTCACCAGAGTCGATGAAGACACAAGAGACAGGCATCTTCACGCCGCTCGAGTGCTTGTACTCAGTCTCGAGCACGCCATCGAGCATTTCCCACGTCTTTTGGTCATCGGGCAAGCCGTAGAGCACTCGATGACAAATCCCCCAGCACTCGCGATCGTGGCCCCACCCATAGATGGAGCACTCGAGGCGATTGCGCTGAACGTCAACGCCAGCGGTAAGCATGAGGACTCCTTCCGGCAAGTGCTCAGTCGGGTATTCCTCGCGTCGGTCTAGCAGCTGGTCAAAGTCCCCTTCATCGGGATTGATCGCTGTGAAAGGTTCTCCAAGCTTCAAGTTGATGAACTCCCTCAGCTTTTCGCGATTGTTTTCAGCAGTGCACGAGACCCACTCTTCGACCAAGCCGTGAAGCGTGACCCAAGGCGAGTAAAGCGCATTGCACTGATACCCCTTGACCGAATGGCCAGGGTTATGCGCGACCCATCGACCAGTAGACAGCATGTTCAGGTCAGGACGGTACGGGCCGCGAGTCTTCGCGCCGCACTCAGGACAGTACATGGCCGCCGTCATCGGCAGTGCGTTTCCGTCCGCGTCCTTGTCCCACCTGACCAAATCCCACACGAGACGATGCTCATGACCGCAGTGCGGACACTTGACGTAAAAGTACCGTTGATCCGACTCCTTGAAGGCTTCGTAGATCTTTGATTCTTCAGTCGTGGTCGGCGTCGAAACAAGCACAATCTTTCGACTGGCTTCAAAGTTCGCAGTACGCTGTACCGCAAGCTTGATCGGATCGCCTTCCTTCGTCACGCCGTAGCGGTCAACTTCGTCGCACAGCAGAACACGAATCGGACGAGAAGCCAAACCCGCGGGTGAATTTGCACCGACAAGCGCCAGATAACCGCCCGGGTAGTGCTTCATGCGAATCGTCGTCGACGACTTGCGAGAAGTCCCCTTCTCGTCCTTGCCTTCCTCAAGTTTTCCCTTGAGTCCTGGCGAGTAAGCGAACATCGGACTGATGCGCTCCTTAGAGAAGGCCTCTGCCATTTCAACCGTTGGTTGAAGCATCAGCTGCGGAGAAGGCTCTTGGTCGGCGTAGTAGCCCATGATGCCCAGAAGCGCTTCCGACTTGCCGAGCTGAGAGCTGAACATCAGCACAACCTTCTCGGTCTCGCGATCAGTCGCGGCATCCATCGGCTCTTTCAGGTATGGCGTTCTACTGGTGCGCCACTTGCCCGGCTCGGGCGACGTGCCCGGCGGTACGACGCGGAACTCGTCCGCCCATTCGCTACCCGTCAGGCGTGAGATAGGTCGGCAGATACGAGCAAACTCGTCACTCCAAATCCCCATCTTTCACCTCGTCGTCGGCAGTGAATTGACCGCCGTGAATCTTCTCAAGAAGTTCGTTGAACATTGACTCCAGAACGGCCTCAACGTCACGCTGATTGCGATTCTCAAGCAGACCCGCAAAGCGAGAAGGAGCGGACAGGCAAAATGCTCGAAGCCTTTCAGCCGTGGCGCGGGCGTCAGCCTTGACATCGGCAACCGCCACATATTCGCCGCGCATGACCTTCGCCTCCATCTCCTTGATCTCGGCTAGGTACGTCTCCTTCTTCGCTCGCGCCTCGTCGAACGACAGGAGCTGCGCCTTTTCGGCTTTGGCCTTCGCTCTTTCTTCTTTTTCCTGAGCCTTGTCGGCGTCAAGCTTTTCCACGATGGCCATGGCTTCGTTTACAGGAATCTTCCCGTCTTCGGTTTTCGGTAGTACATTTCGCTGACACATCGCGACCACCCAAGAGTGCGAGCGACCAATCAGCCGCGCAAACTCCCGAACACCCGCGGTTTTCAGCTCCATTTTTACCCTCCAAAGGATCGGAGAAAATCACACATCCCTCTTGGTCAGACCACTTTTTAAAACCCTACAGCTAGACGGCTTTCGGGAGCTCGCCATACCCGCACGGGGGCAAATCCCCTGGGAGGACCCTTCCTCCTCTGCCCTAGTCATCTTTCTCAGCGCCGCACATGACGACGCTTCATCGTCTCGACGCGGACCTGCGCAAAGGAGATCAGCTCGTCGATCAGGTCATTGATCTCCGCCTCTGACAAATGCTTGCGCAAGTACTTTGCAGGCAAAGTGATTGAGACATCCTTCGGCCCATTGGCTACGGTATATGCCTCATCCATAAACTTCTTGACTTCGGACTTAATCCCCATATCTTCCTCACTGTTGCGGTTGCGGTTGAGCCGGCACCGGCTCCTGGCCCTTGTCATCAGTCACAGCATCGTAGACAGCATTGCCTGCCATCGATCCTGCGAACGATCCGGCAACAGTAGACCAGAAGCCACTGTTGGAAGATGCCGGCACCTGATTCACTGTTTGGTTGATAACTGTTGTGTTCTTCTTCACAACGGTCGTGCGCTTCGGTGCATAGCTCTTCGTAGTAGCGGGACGGGAGAACGAACGTCCACCGCTGAACCCACGACCGCCACGTGCTTCCGCCGCTGTAGAAACGAAAAAGGCGACCGCAATGGCCGCCACAATAGCTTTCTTCATTTTGTCCCTCTAAATTGAAAAGCACCCGAGGTTTCCCCACGCGGGCAGAGTACACTGTTAGTCGCGGAGCGATGCGCCAACACCGCTCCGCACTTCCTCACACTCATATCTAGCTTAAGCATGAAGAAAGAAGACTTATCAAAGCTAGTCAACAAACTGAACTCATCCATGCCGGCTGGGGTTGAATGCCCCATGTGTCACGGACGAGACTTTGAAGTTGTTGACGGCGTTTTCACTAACTCGGTCCAGCAGTCCCTGAACAATTTCCAAATTGGCGGTCCATCTGTTCCGTGCGTCGCGTTTGTTTGTACGCATTGTGGCTTTCTAAGCCAGCACGCAATCGGCGTTCTCGCCCCCGAGATATTGCGTAGCGCGAAAGGCGAGGCTACTCATGAGTAATGGCGTTCTGAGTCTGCCCGGATCAAAGGAAAAGGTCGATGTCGTGTACAAAGCCCCCCGCATGATCTGTGCTTCTGAGCACACCATTAAGCTTTACACCTCAGAAGTTATTGAGGCAGCATCTAAGCGCTTCGGATTCTGTGGCTCGTTAGCGGTATTTCTTTCCGCTTTACCAATGGCAATAAACGCAAACGGCTTTAGTGATTTCATTGGTATTACGTCAGGTACCTGGCACGGCTTATTCGTGGCCATTGCAATAGCTTCTATGGCTTCCTGCATTTGGTTTGCTTGCCAATGGTTCTATCTAAAAAGCAAAGCTGGCCCTGACTATTTGATAGAAAAGCTCGTCGAAAACGACAACCAACAACTTCAACCTTCTTCCGACATTACTGAGTTTGCAAAAACACACCTTTTTTCTGAACTTGAACAGAAACTTACGGAGGCAAACAAGGTATCTCGGAATACACAAAAAAAGAGGCCAACTCTAAACAAAAAACCTCGAAGTTATTTTTTCTCCCGCTAACCTAGCAGATAAAAGAAAAGCGGCATCACCGTGGAGGAGATACCGCTTTCTAGAATTGCTGATGTTTTTCCTAGGCACGGCAACGCGAGCCAAATGACTCGCGTATCGGCGCGGACTAGTACCGGCATTAAACTGATGCCTGAAGTTTACCACGACACAATATGTTGTGCAACATGCGCATCGCCAACAACATATGGTATTCATACTTGCCCTGGCGAATGCCGGCACGTCGACATGTGATCCACAGGGGCCGACTCGGAGAGGCATACGCTTCTTGAAGAAGTCTCTTCTCTCGAGACTCGAGCATCTTGCTCCATGCCGCCTCAATTTCCATTGCATCCACAACATCAATCTTGATCGGCACCTCCCTCACCCCTTCCGTCTGCTGATAGCCGGCTTCCCGCATGATGCCGAGGATGGAACTCGTGCCTTGCGGCTTTCCCTCTCTCGACCACCTGCTCCAGTTCTCCAGTCGCGCCTCAAGAATCCTGCGCTCTGCTTCGTCCATTCCTTTCCTCCAAAACCCTGATCCGGTACTCCAAGTCATTGATCCGTTTGTCGCGTTTCTCGAACTCCCGGTCGATCGCCTCACCGACCTTTTCGGCTGCGGCCTGTAGCTTCTCCACATCGACGCTCGGTCTGGTCATCAGGTAGAGACAGAGCACGGCTCCGATGACTAGCCACGCAAAATCACTCATGTTCATGCTCCTTCGCCCAGGCATCGCGACAGTCCGCGTCGCACCACCGTCTGGCCTTCTTGATTCCTTCCACCGTTGCCGGCACATGGTCAATCTCTTTTCCGCAGAAGAGGCACAAGCTCACCAGTCGCGGCTTTGGTCCTTCACACCGTCTGGTTGACTGAAGCGCCACCCTCATCATCCATTGATCGCTTCTAAAAGCTCGATCCGCATCGTCCATTTTTCACTTTCCTCATTTATGACTGGAACAGATGTGGAACAGATGTATCCGTTCCACGATTTTCACTGTGGCGCAGACAAAACCCCATAAGTGGAACAGATGGAACATTGCAACTCTCCATTGTTATGCCCAGAAACGACATACACACGGTGGTGGAGGTGCAGTTTTTTACACCTCCTCCTTCTATTTCTTTTTCTGTTCTTTTTTTTGAGTAGATCATCTGTTCCATCTGTTCCAGTCTTGTCTTTGCCTGTGGCAGTAGCGAGATAATGGAACAGATGATCTGTTCCGCATCTGTTCCACATCTGTTCCACTACCTTAAAAAGGCACGTCGTCCTTCGCGGCTTCTAGAACGTAGTACCTCTGTTTGACTCCATTCACTCGACGATTGACAGCTTCATAGCCAAGCTCGCGCATAACTGCCGCAAGGCGGCGGCTGTCGGCGGGAGAGATGCGGCCTGCCGGCGTCCCCAGCGCAAGGGTCAGCAGGTTTGAAGGCGTCAGAAGCACAGGCAATCCCGACATGTCGGTCGGCTTCGAGTCGATCCACTCGCGGATCGGATCAGCCCAAGCGTCAGAACGCATGTAAGACAAATTCTCAGCTTCGCTCAAACGCTCAACTTCTCGATGCTCGATGCCGAAGCGCTTGAAGAGGTCTCGGCCCTGCGCCCACAACTGGAGAAGATCGCGCTTGACCGCATCGATGTCGATGCTGGTGACGCGCACAGGCGCATAGCGTCGATTGCCCGTCCTGTCGGTCAAGAACTCCGATTCGTTTGTCGTCATCCAGAAGGTGCAGCGTCTCGGCGTTCTCGTCGTGTATTCCTTGTACTTCCTGACGTGCTCGTCATACTCGAGCGAGATGAAGCGCTTCAAATCCTCGACCTCTCGGCGGCCCATGCCTGAGAGTTCGGGGATTTCAATCGTGATCTTGCCGCGCATCTTTCGGGCGATGTCATCGTCCTTCGAGGCGAAGCTGATTTCAGACGAGAAGCGCTGCTCGATCGCCAGCACTTGAACGAGCGTCGACTTTTTCGCACCCTGCGGACCGACAAGCACCGGCACGATGTCGGCTTTGATGCCTGCTGGTGAAGTCGCTCGCCCCCACATTGCTGAGAAGATGTACTTCGCCACGGCCTGCGTGTACTGAGTCGACTCTGCACCGCAGTACGTCGTGAAGAAATCCGTCACGCGGTCAACGCCGTCCCACTGCGGCACCTGCTTTTCAAGGTACTCGCACATGTAATCGAATCGGTGATCGTCAGCGACAAGCTCGAGTGCGTCTCTCATCAGCTCTTTGGCGATTGGCTTGAACGGGCTTCCGTTGAGTGTCTCAAGCTTGTGGCGCATGCGGACGGTAAGCGAATCCTGAAGCTCAGTCCAGTCACCGTTTTCCTTCTTGACGACGCATTCGCCTCGGAAGGTATCGAAGCGTACTTCATAGCCTGAGATGCCGTTCTCGAGAGCGGCCACGAGTGGAGGAAGCGAGGACTCGATCTTGAAAGACTTCTGATCGATGTACTGTCCGCCGACGGCCATGAACCTTGAGAGCGGCTCTTCTTCTTTCGTGAGCGGTACTTCAGGGAATTCATCCGCGCTCGTGCGCCTGAAGCCCATCGAGACGGCCCACTTCACCAGATCAGAAATGTTGCGATGAGCGCAATGGCCGTGCAGGCACTTGAAAGCAGGCTCAGAGTAGCCGCGGGTCCCTGCCTGATAGTAGGTGCTCGAGCCGTCACCGGAGAAACCGCCCGTGTGTTCGTCTTCCCACGGACAAACAATGTCGAGTTCGCCGGGTGCTTTTTCCTGCTTGACATAGCCGTTGTCGCGAAGCCAGTCCGCGAGTCGGTCATGCGTTAACTCCGTTTTGCCCTTCTTTCGCCCGGAGGTCGACAGCTTGGCGTCATCTCCTACACCATACTTTTCCTGCACTTCCGTGAGGAAAGCCTCAACCTGCTCGGCACTGGCGGTCGGCATCTTGCCGATGTCGTCAGTCCAGGCATATCTCGAGCCTTTCGGATGAGTGCCGGCGGCCACGAACTGTTGACCCGTGCCGAGCACTTCGAGCATATTGCCGTCGCGCATCAAGATGCGTGTTTTGGCGTACTCGCCTTCATAGCGCACGGGAGCAAGCCAACGCGGCGCACCACCTCGAGTGCGAAGCGGCGCATCTTTTGCGATGTGCTTTGTGAAAAGTTCGTGGATACCCCTCGCAAGTTCTTCATCATCACAGTCGCAGTCGAACGCGATAACGCCAACGCCAGTACGGACACAGATGCCATAGTCGCGGCACTTGCTCCATCGCGCGATTTCATCAGCTGTGGACACATGAGACGTCCAGCCGTGGAAGCCTGTCGCCTCGCCCTTATTGTTGATGCGCGAGGGCGTCTTGCCGAACGAGCGGAGTCTGGAGCTAGAAGAAACGGAAATGTTCGGGTTCTGGACCGCTGGCAAAAGCATTGGCGTAAGCCCTGCGCCTATGCACGATTTCCATTCTTCTGGGTAGGCGCCAAAGGACGAGTTCATTCTGGCCTCCCTTTTTTGTACATACGACGAAGAGCATCGACGACCGAATAGTCGGCCGCCATTTGCCTACCAGTTGAAAGCTTGGATATGGTCGAGCGGCTTACGCCGCACTTTTTTGCCAAGTCAGACTGCGAGAATCCGCGCGCAATAAGTCTCCTGATGAGCTCTTGGGGTGGTAGTGTAGGCATGGTATCAGTATCTTTCACGAAACTTTAAGTGTCGTTTAGTATACGTCACAAACGCAACTTACACAAAAAAAATGTTCTGTTCGTTTGCGAAACGCCTTTATCATGGATGCAACTAACGCACAGGGATACCTACTATGAAGCTCTATGAGAACTTAAGGGCGCTAATGTCCGCTCGTGGCATAGGCACTACGCAGCTAAGCAGGCAAAGCAATATCCCCATGCCGACGCTCGCCAGACTGCTCAGCGGGAAAGTAACGAATCCGCAAGTGGAAACGCTCCAAAAATTAGCGTCAGCTTTGTCTTCTTCTGTTGGCGAAATTTTGGGCGAGACCCCCGCTCTCGGCGCAATGCCAACTGCCGTCTGTCCGCCAGTTGACGAGTCCGACTATGTAGTCGTTCGCTCGCTTGACCTTCGTCTTTCCGCCGGCCCCGGCGCGGAAGCCTGCTATGAAGATTGTCAGACAGACAAAATGGTTCTGTACAGTCGCTCTTTCTTCCAAGAGATGCAAACCAATCCGGCTCACGTGGCCAGAATGCGCGTCTCCGGACACTCAATGGAACCACTGCTTGCTCATGGCGATTATGTGCTCGTGGACCTACACGACAGAGAGCGAATAGTTGACCTTAAGGTTTACGCAATTCGCGTCGAAGGCGAGTACCGCGTCAAGCGCTTGTGCCGGAAACTGGACGGCACAATCATCCTTATAAGTGACAACCCTAAATATGAAGAAGAACGCCTGACGCCAGACCTTCTCGCGTCAATTGACTTCAAGATCATCGGTAGAGTTATCGAGCGCTCAGGAACCGCCGCGTTTAGCTAGCGACCCAAAGGTACTGTTGTGGATATTGAGTACAGCGACTACATCGTCTATGTAGATGAAAGCGGAGATGCAAACTTAGACAAGATCTCTCCTACCTTCCCCGTTTTCGTCCTGTCGTTTTGCATTTTCAAAAAGGACAGCTATGCAGAAACCGTGATCCCCGCAATGAGCAAACTAAAATTTAAAACGTTTGGCCATGACATGGTTGTGCTACACGAGCGAGAGATCCGGAAAAAAGAAGGGATATTCTCTCAACACTCCAAAGAGATTCGAGAAGCTTTTTTAGAGGAGCTGACTGAAATCATCGATGGCGTTGACCTGACGTTAATTTGCGTTGTAATACGTAAGGAGGCACTGAAAAGTCAGTACACGATTCCATATGAGCCTTACGCCCTCGCCATGCAATACGGCTTGGAAAGGATTTGGGATTTCTTAAAGTACAACCGGTGCGAAAACAAAAAGTTGCACATAGTGTTTGAGTCTAGAGGGAAGCAAGAAGACGCCGCTCTCAAGTTAGCTTTTCGCGACATCTGCTGCGGCGAAAATAGAAATCAGAAGCCCTACCCTTTCGACATTGTTTTCGCCTCAAAGGCCGTAAACTCTAATGGCCTCCAGCTGGCAGATCTCACAGCCAGGCCTGTCGGGCTGTACGTCATGGACAAGAGCAAGCCCAACAGGACGTTTCCTATCTTAGAAAAGAAATTTTGGAAAGGCGAGATGCAATGCACCCACTACGGGAACGGCCTAAAAATTTTTCCATAGCCATAAAAAGCGAAAGGCCCCTGGTCCGAACCAGAGGCCATAACGCCGGGTGGGTAGTCCCTCCCCATTTATTGCTAGTATAGCCTTCCGGAAAGCACTCGTCAACCCACCAGCCCTCCTGTCACACGGGAGGGTTTTTTGTTCTCAAACGAAACATAATACGGGTAAACACTAGTAACGCAAAAGACACTTCGAGCGGTAATATCAACGTATCTTCGAAGATACCTTCGGTAACCTTCTTGATACAACATCATGACACACGCATACACCTCATCGCGCAGCAAGCGCTTGCTTTCCTCCCTTCTCGACATTCTCTGTGGCAAATCCTATGCCGGTGACGACGATCAGGAAAAGCTTATCGCCCTGGTCCAGACGATCGTGGTCATGACTCCGCTGATCCTCCTTCTCTTCTACTCGAAGGAGTTCTTTCATCTCATCGTCAGCGCTTACAACTTTTTCCTGTAATCCGACTGCCGCCACCGGGTGGGTCTCAGACGAGCCTGTACCTACCTCACTAGATCCGGTGGCGGCAGGCGGTCCTTCCTTGTCGAGAAAGTGATGTCGATTGAACAACTTATCCAAGACCACACGCTCGCAGTTCAGAAAAACACCGAAGAACTGCAAGCCGTCCGAACCGCGCTGGAGGCTCTTGTCTCTCGCCTTCAGTGCCCCGCCAGTCCGGCCCCCGCGATCGCCGCGCCTGCTGTCCCCACCGCCGAAGTGGAGCATTTTCCTGAGCAGGTGACGACGATCGCGGCGGAGGACCTTCCGACCGCCGGCACTGCCGCTGATGCTGTCGGCAAGGCAGAGGAAACTCCACCTTTTGACGATGTTCCCCCGTTTGACGAAGAGCCTGCCGTCGAAGTCACGTACGAAATGCTTCGTGATCTCGGCATCAAAGCTTCCGTTCGTTTCGGCCGTGATTTCGTCGTGAAGAATCTTGCCGCCTATGGCGCAAAGACTCTGAAGGATCTGGATCCGAAGCACTATGCCGACATCTTCAAGGCGTTCAGCGAAGGAGAAGAGTGATATGGCGCATGCCCTTCTCTCTCCCTCTTCTGCCGCTCGCTGGATGGTCTGCCCCGGCTCTGCAAGCCTCTGCCGTCATGCTGCGTCCGACGCAGGTCAGGACATGTCTTTTGCTTCTGAAGGCACGTTCGCTCACGAAGTCGCCGCGGCCCTGTTGATGGGGGCAGACCTCCCGAAGTCCAAGACCTACAGCGCAAGCGAAGTCGCTGATGAAGTCCGTCCGTACGTTGAATACATCCGCACCCTGCCCGGCACGCTTCTTGTCGAGCAGAGTCTCGGCATTGAGACGATCACGGGCGAAGCCGACGCCTACGGCACTGCTGACGCTGTACTGGTCGGCGATGAAGAACTCATTGTTTGCGATTTGAAGTACGGCATGGGCGTCAAGATCGATGCCATCGACAACCCTCAAATCGCGATCTACGCGGGTGCCGCTTACGCCGCCTTCGGCGATCTGGTCGGCGACATCAAGCGCGTCCGCGCTGTCATCGTCCAGCCGCGCCTTGACCACGTGTCCGAATGGGCGCTCACCGTTGATGAGCTTCAGGCTTTCCTGAAGAAGATCAGCGCATGCGCAGAGACGGCCCGTGCTCAGCTTGCCGCGAACGATGAGGACCTGTGCCTCTGTCCCGGCAAAGCACAGTGCCAGTTCTGTGACGCTTCCTCTCGATGCCGCGCCTATCTCGAATTCGTCGAGAAGTCGTCAGGCGTCAGCCTTCCGAAGCCCGCATGCCAGCTGATGACGAATGAGGAACTCGCTCGAGTCCTTCCAGCCGTCGAAGCCGTCGAGCAGTGGTGCAACAGAGTCCGCGAAGACGCCTTCCAACAGCTCCTCGCCGGCAACTCCATTCCTGGCTACAAGCTCGTAGCGGGCCGCGAAGGCCGCCGAGTTTGGGCCGATGAAAAGCTGATCGAAGAGCTTCTCAAGCGCATGAAGGTCCCTGTCGCTGATCGCTACACGAAGAAGCTGATCAGCCCGACTCAGGCCAAAAAGTTGATCAAGCAGCAGGTGCTCACGGAAAAGCAGTGGTTGCGACTGGAGGAGCACATCAAGCGCTCCGAGCCTAAGCCCTGTGTTGTTCCCGAGTCCGACAAGCGTCCCGAGTGGGTTCGCTCTTCTGCTGAAGACTTCCCCGATTTATCTACCGCTTCTGAATAAGGATTTTTGTTATGTCGAAGCAACTTCTTTCCGGCCGCATGGCCTTCCCCTACATCTTCGAGCCGCGTCGCAATGACGACACGGGCGTCGAGAAGTTCGAACTGACGCTTCTCATCAAGCCGGAACACGCTTGCGTCAAGAAGTACGCCGCCGAGTGCCTCAAGCTCGCGACTGAAAAGTTCGGTGGTGAACAGAAGGCTCGTGCCGTTCTCCAGGCTCGCCCGATCTTCAAGCGTGGCGACGAACGCGATAACCCGCCTGACGGTTATGCCGGCAACTACTACCTGACGCTTCGCTCCAAGACGATGCCCGACTTCTACAGCTCCGACCGCAAGCGCCTCACGCTCGCCCAGGCGAAGGAACTTTTCTATGCGGGTTGCATGGTCAACGTTCTCAGCTCTCCGTGGGCGTACGACGCCAAGGGCAATCGAGGCGTCAGCCACGAACTTCTGTCGATCCAGTTTGCAGGCCACGGTGATGCATTCAGCGGTCGCCCGTCCACCAGCGCGGATGACTTCCCTGACCTCTCCGCCGGCGGCAACGATTCGTTCGGCGAGAGCATGGACGACATCCTCTAACTAAAAACAGCAACCCACACGAACCATGACCAGACTCTTTCTTGACATCGAAACTTACTGCGAAACGCCGATCAAGGCCGGAACGCATCGCTACGCGGAAGGCGTCGAGATCATTCTCTTCGCGTACGCCTTCGACGAAGAGCCTGCCGCCGTGATCGACTTGACCGCGCAGGACAGCCTTCCGCAGCGCGTTCTGGATGCTTTCAACGATCCGGCTGTCGAACTGTGGGCGCACAACTCGCACTTCGACCGGACGATGCTCAAGCGCTTCTATCCTGAAGTCGCGGATCCGCGCCGCTGGCGTGACACGATGATTCTTGCGTATGCGCACTCTCTCCCCGGTTCCCTCGGAGAGCTGTGCGAAATCCTCGGCCTTCCGACTGACAAGGCAAAGGACAAAGACGGGCGCAGACTCGTACAGCTCTTTTGCTCGCCCCGTCCCGAGTACTCGCAGATTCATCGTGCCACTGCCGAGACGCATCCCGACGATTGGGAGCACTTCTGCGATTACTGCCGGTTGGACGTCGAAGCTATGCGCGAAGTCTGGCATCGGCTGCCGAAGTGGAATTCGGAGAACTACGGCCTCTGGCCTGAATGGTCCATCGATCAGGACATCAACGATCGCGGAATGGCGATCGATCTTCAGTTGGTCGACGAAGCCATCAAGGCCGCCGACGCCGACAAGGCTCGCGCGAATGATCTCGTATACGAAGCGACCGATGGTGCGGTATCTACGATCGGCCAGCGTGACGAATTCCTGAAGCACATCTTGTCGGCCTACGGCGTCAGCCTGCCTGACATGCAGAAGTCGACGCTTGAACGTCGTCTGAATGACGAAAGTCTGCCGATTCAGGTGCGCGATTTGATCGCACTGCGCCTCGAGACCGGCAAGACTTCCGTTCAGAAGTACAAGGCTCTTCATAACTGCACGTCGTCCGACGGACGCCTCCGCGGCTGTCTCCAGTTCATGGGCGCAATTCGCACGGGCCGTTGGACCGGGCGGCTGTTTCAGCCGCAGAACCTGCCGCGAGGCTCGCTCAAGCCGGCAGAAGTCGAAGCCGCCATCGAGGCCATCAAGGCTGGCGTCGTCGATCTCATGTACGAGAACGTTACGTCGACCGTCTCGAGCTGCATCCGCGGCGCAATCATCGCACCGAAGGGCAAAAAGCTTGTCGTCGCCGACCTCTCGAACATTGAAGGCCGCGTGCTCGCCTGGACGGCGGGTGAAGAGTGGAAGCTCGAAGCTTTCCGTGCCTTCGACCGTGGCGAAGGTCCTGACCTCTACAAGGCGACGTATGCCAGAACCTTCGGCATCAAGCCCGAAGAAGTCACGAAGCCTCAGCGCCAGATCGGCAAGGTGCTCGAACTCTCGCTCGGCTATCAGGGAGGCGTGCCTGCTTTCTTGAACTTCGCGAGCATCTACGGGCTTGACCTTGATGAGCTTGCAGTTCACACGCGTGAAGCGATTGAGCCGAAGTTTTGGCACGAAGCCGCAGACGCTTATGAATGGTTCAAGAGCAAGGGCCTGACCGCCGGCTTGAAGCCCGACACGTTCATTGCCTGTGAAGCGATCAAACGTGCGTGGCGCTCGGCGCATCCCGCCATCGTCAACCTCTGGTCGAAGTGTGACGAAGGCTCGAGGTCAATGGCCGCCCACGGCAAGGGCTGCGTCCGTGCAGGAAAGGTCCTTCTCGGCCGCAAGTCCGCGGGTTATGGCGCACTGCTTCTCCCTTCGGGTAGATACGTCTGCTACCCCGGCGCACGAGAAGCGAAGCCCGACGAAAGAGCGACATTCGTCTACTACGGCATCAACCAGTACACGCGCAAGTGGAGCGAGATTCGCTCGTATGGCGGGAAGGTGGTTGAAAACGCATGTCAGGCGATCGCTCGAGACGTGCTCGCGTCGACCATGCCGGCCATCGAGGCCGCCGGCTACAAGGTGGTGCTTTCGGTCCACGACGAACTGATCACCGAGTGTCCAGACACGCCCGAGTACTCGGCGGAGCACCTTTCACGGCTTATGTCGACTGCGCCCGCATGGGCTTCTGACCTGCCTCTCGCCGCCGCCGGCTTTGAGGCTTACCGATACAAGAAGGATTAATCAAATGGCAATTCAAGACATAGCAGAAGGCGATCCGCTGAGTCAGCGAGAAGTCGAGCTTTTGTCCTTGCTGGCGAAAGGGATGACTCAAAAGGACGCATGCGAGGTTTTGGAAATCTCGCACCGCACGCTATCAGCTCACATGAAGTCGATCTACAAAAGGCTGGGCGTTCACAACCTCGCTGAAGCGATTTACGAAGCATTTCAAATCGGCATTTTCAAGGTAATCACCGGAGACAAGAAATGACACGCGAAGAACTCATCCATGACGAACTCGGCACGATGATCAGCTTTTACACGCCCATTCGAGTCTTGGCCCGTCTCAAGGGCATCAAGAAGATGCTCGAGCGAGGCGACTGGAAGGCCGCGCAGCTTGCCGCAATCGATCTCGAAAATGATCTCGAAAGCACCCGCGCCGACGTGAACGACTTGATCACCAGCATCGAAACGAACGACGACTTCGGAAAGGAAGAAAACGAATGACAGACAACATCAACCACCCTCAGCACTACGAAGCGGCAGGATATCTGGTTCAACCGATCGACGTGACGGAGGGCCTGCCCTTCTGTCTCGGCAATGCCGTGAAGTACCTTGCCCGTGCCGGCAAGAAGGACGGCTCGCCCGAACTCGAGGACCTGAAAAAGGCTCTCTGGTACATCCGACGTCAGCAGAAGAAGTGGAAAACCGCCGCTGACCCGTACATCTTCCTTGACCGAGACGCTTCCGCGGCACTCCACGTTCTCTACGGCAAGGGCAAAAAGGACTACTTGTGCTTTGACCTCGATGAAGAGACCGGGCTGTACATGAGCGACGGAGGGGTTCTTATGGTCGCGGAGTCGATCCTGAAAAGGCGCATCACCGATCTGGAACACGACCTCAAGCCCGGGAAGACCGAAAAGGAATCCCAATGAAGATTTTCCTGTACGTGGTTTTGTTTCTTTGTCTGAGCGGCTGCTTCGTCGTGCTGTTGCCAATCCTGCTGTCTAGCTCAGACAGCATCGCAATCCTTCTTGGACTCACCCTTTTCTTTTGCCTTGTCGGCTCAATCATCTATCAGCTTTGGGAGAAATTTAATGTTTAAAGAAACTACTGCCATTGGACTCTGCGCGGCGGCCGCTGTCGCAATCGTTGGTGGCGTCTACCTCGCCTGCAACATCAACACGGTTCAAGCCGGCTACGTCGGCGTCCGCGTTAACCTCTACGCTGACAAGGGCGTCCAGAATGAAGTTGTCGGCACCGGCCGCTACTTCATCGGCATCAACGAGAAGCTGTACCTGTTCCCGACGTTCAACCAGCTCAAGAACTACGAGTTTCCGTTCACTTTCCAGACCTCTGACGCAATGGACGTTCGGGCAAATGTCGGCGTCGAATACAACATCGACCCGGCAAAGGTTGCCACGGTTTTCACGACGTACCGCAAGGGCATCGACGAGATTACCGACGTCAATCTTCGCCAGTACATCTCCGACGCGCTCATCAAGAATGCCGTGAGCATGGACATCAACCAGCTGACGCAGGGCGGCAAAACAAAGCTTCTCGAAAGCGTGACTGCCGACATCCGCAAGAAGCTTGATCCGGTCGGCGTCCGCATTGTGAAGTTGTCCTGGATGACGGACCTTCGCTATCCCGAACAGGTTCGCCAGTCGATCAACGCGAAGATCGAGGCGACGCAACGCGCACTCCTTCGTGAAAACGAAGTCGCTCAGTCGAAGGCCGAAGCCGAGAAGGTTCGTGTGGCCGCTCAGGGTGAAGCCGACGCCCGTCTGACTCGCGCACGTGCAGAAGCCGAAGCCATCGCTATCAAGGCCAAGGCGCTTCGAGACAACCCAGGCATTCTTCAGCTCAATGCCATCGACAAGTGGAATGGCGTCCTTCCTGTCTACATGACTGACAGCGCGACGGTTCCGTTTGTTCCCGTCAAGTGAGGATCGAAAGATGAAAACGATCCCTTACGGCGAAAAGGTCCGCGAGATCGCCGAGCACTACGGCCCGATGCACCAGCTCGCGAAGGCGAACGAAGAACTCGGCGAAGCGATTGCCGCGATCACCCGCTACACGCTTCAGCCCACGAAAGTGAATTTCAAGGCAATGGCCGAAGAGCTGGCAGACGTCACGATCATGATCGATCAGCTGAAGATTCTCGTGCCGGAACTGCATGGCGAAGTCGCACGAGCACAAATGAAGAAGGTCGATCGACAGCTCGATCGGATTGCCGAAGAGCCGATCCTCGAGGCATGGAGGAAGAAATGAACTTTACAGTCAATGCATCAACGGCATATCTCGGCGTAGCGGCCGCGACATGTCTGGCACGAACGGTTGATGAATTCGGCAACGAGATCGTGACGTGGGAAATGATGTACCCGCGATATGTGCACCCTGAGCTGATGACGCATCGCATGTTCTCTCGCAACGCGTCCAGCAGCCGAGCGACGCCGCTCCACGTGACGCTCGAGGAAGTGCGAAAGAACCCCATGTTTTTCAACTCCGTCGGCAAGAACCGCTCCGGAATGGTCGCGGGCGATGAAGTTTCTTTCGGCGAGAAGATGAGCTTCTTCGAAGACTGGAAGGACCTCGCGAACGAAGTGGCCGACCGCGTGGAAGGCATGAGTGCCGCATACGGCATTCATAAGCAGGTGCTGAATCGTGCGCTCGAGCCTTTCCTTCCGATTCGAACGATTGTGACCGCCACGGAGCTGGACAACTTCTTCAAGCTCCGACTTGCCAAAGACGCTCAGCCGGAAATGCGCGCACTGGCTCTCGCGATGAAGATGTCGATGCTCGCAACGAAGGTCGACGAATCGACGACGCACATGCCCTATGCGGAATTCTTTCCCGATGACAACGACTTCTGGGCGCTTCTGGTCCGATGCACTGCGGCCTGCTGCCGCGTCTGTGTCGGCAAGCAGGAAGGACGAAAGTCGACGCTTGAAGAGGACAAGGCCCTTGTGAAGATGTTACTCGAGAAAGGACACATGACGCCGCTCGAGCACTGCGCCCGTGCTGAGGGAACGCCTTATGCAATGTACGCAAACTTCCGCGGCTGGAAGTCGCTTCGCTACCTTCGCGAAAAGGAAGGCGAAAAGGTATTCGGAGGCTTGATCGATTGACGCCGGAAGGGAGGCTTGTCGCCTACATCAAACAACAGGTCAAGTCTCTCGGCGGTTTAACTCGAAAGTGCGAATGGTCAAATCATGCAGGCGCGCCGGACATATTCGTCATGCTTGCCGGCAAGCACTTTTGGGTTGAACTCAAGAAGGAGGGAGAGCACCCGCGGCCCATCCAGCTACGCGAACACAAGCTGATGAGAAACGCCGGGTGCGAAGTTTACGTGCTCGATTCAAAAGAAAAAATAAACGAGCTTTTGAATTCAAAAACAGTTAAATAAATAGGAGGCAAAAGATGATGGTTATAAATGTGGCAATTATATTTTTAATTCTTATTATTGCCTTTATCGTCGCTTACCTCGTAGGGCTTGCAGGACAAATCGCCGCGATGCGCGAGCACCTTGTATCGACTGCCGCCCGTGCCGATGCCGTTCTCGCGAGTTCGCCCGACGTGCATCAGCGTTTGACATCTCTCGAGCGCAAGTACACGGGCATGGCTCGATACCTGCGAGAAATTCAGAAGCGCCCGAGCCGCCAGAACCACGACAGAAAGAACGCGGAGCACATGTGATGACGCACTTCACTCCTAGACCGTATCAGCTGATCATCATGAATCACATGATCTCGAAACCGCGGTCAATGGTCTGGTCAGGTATGGGCACTGGGAAAACCGCTTCGACGCTTTTCGCGCTTGACACCTTGAAGCGCCTCGGCGATGAGTGCTTTCCCGCGCTCATCCTTGCGCCGCTCCGAGTAGCTCAGTCGACGTGGCCGGATGAAGTTGAGAAATGGAAGTCTGATCTTTTGCTGTCGATTGTTCCGATTGTCGGCTCACAGTCTGCACGTCGTGCCGCGCTGAGAAAGCCTGCGGACATCTACACGATCAACTACGAAAATTTGCCGTGGCTTGAGAAAGAACTCGGCGATGCCTGGCCCTTCAAGACGGTTATCGCCGATGAGTCGACGAAGCTCAAGGGCTTTCGCCTCGGCGGAGGCGGCGGACTTCGCGCCCGTGCCTTATCTCGAGTCGCCTTCAAGTACGTGAAGCGTTTTGCAGGTTTGTCCGGCACTCCTGCACCGAACGGGCTTGAAGATTTGTGGGGTCAATTCTTCTTCGTCGATCGAGGCGAACGACTGGGAAGGTCCTTCGGCGCTTTTCATGATCGATGGTTTCACCCGAAGCGTGTCGGAGCCGATCCGCATGCCGTCCAGTGGGAGCCGTTCGAGCATTCGCAAAAGCAAATTCAGGATGCCGTGCGAGACGTGACAGTCAGCCTTGATGCAGCCGATTACTTCGACATCGAGAAGCCGATCGAAAACGTGATCTATGTCGACCTGCCGGCGCAGGCCCGTGCGATGTATGACACGCTGAATCGCGACATGATCGCGGAGCTTCAAAGCGGCGCAGAGATTACAGCGGTCAATGCGGCTTCTCTCACGACGAAGTGCTTGCAGTGCGCATCCGGCGCTATTTACACGGATGACGCAGGCTCGTGGGAAAAGGTCCACGACGAAAAGATCGAAGCGCTTAAGTCTGTGGTCGAAGAAGCAGCAGGCATGCCCGTTCTCGTGTCGTATCACTTTAAGTCTGATCTTGAACGACTGCTTCGGGCGTTCCCGCACGGTCGACATCTGGATAAGGATCCGAGAACAATTCGAGACTGGAACGCGGGAAAAATACCCGTGCTCTTCGCGCACCCCGCATCGGCCGGACACGGCTTGAACCTTCAAGACGGCGGAAACATTCTCGTGTTCTTCTCGCACTGGTGGGACCTCGAGCAGTTTCAGCAGATATGCGAACGCATCGGGCCGACGCGACAAGTTCAAGCCGGGCACCCGCGGCCTGTTTTCATTCACTACATCATTGCGCGAGATACCGTCGATGAGCTGGTGATGATGAGGCGAAAGCGAAAAGCAACGATTCAGGAAATCCTTTTGGAAAGCGTAAAGGGGAAGAAATGCCAGTAAGCAAAAAACCCCGCAAAAAAGGACAGCGAGCACGAGACCTCGCCGTCCGAAAGAAGTTTGTGCAAGGAAAGTTCAAAGACGCGGACGACGCGCGCAGGACAATCGCAAGTCTCGAGCACCAGAAAACCCGCCAACGACGACGCTGTGAACAGCTTGGTTGGCTGCTAGGTTTCCAAGAAAAGGACTCTTTGCTCGAGGCATTCACGCTCAGCTTTTTCGCGCTCGAGCGTTGGCCGACGACGACCGATTACTCGGACTTCAACCAGATCAGCAGCACGCTCATGCTCGGCGCGCTCTGTCACAAGTGCCTAGGCGTTGCCGAGCAGGATCTGCTCGAAGACATCCAACACGCCGCGTTCATGACCGTCGTCTGCGCTCGACTGCGCAACCACGGCAAGGAGATTCCGCCAGCCAACCTTGAGCCGGTCAAGCACGGCCTCATCGTCGCGCAGGAGCTCATGGAGTACGCCTACGAGCATGAACGTCAAGCGCTCATCAACGTGCTCAAGCACAACACGCATGAGACGTTGGACGAGACGCCTGGCTTGCGTGAAGCGCACGAGCGATTCATTCTCGGGCGTCACTACGAGACGGTTCGCGGCTGGGAGCTCGAGGACGACTCGCTTGAGAAAGCTATGAAGTCGGGCGTACTGCCCGAACCAGAGGAACGATATGACTACTTGGAACAGAGAGGAGGAGAGAGATGATCTGGATGACCAAAGTCGAACTAGCGCAGTACCTCAAGAAGTCGACCCGAACCGTCGAAAGGTGGGTAGTGCAGCAGAAACTGCCGCCCGGTTGGCGGCGCGCCGACGGCTTCATGTACTGGCGCAAAGATCTCGTCGACCAATGGCTCGAGGACTGTGAGCCATACGCGAAGAGATGCCAGAAGCTCTTGAAGCTGAGAAGCGCGATGCTTTAA